CTACCGAAACGACCGCTTTACCCAAGCCTTCAATGATAGCCGCAACAATCTGAGGCAATGACTTCACAAGCTCAGGAATGGCTTTAATCAGGCCGACCGCAAGCTGAACAATCAGCGTAATTCCCATTCTATTATAGAAGGTTGCTTTATCATATTTCACCTTGATTTTTTGTGTATATATTATCTATATTCCATTAAAAATGAGTTTGTATTTTTATTCTCAAAAGATTTTAATGCCAAAATAATACCACAAATTATTTATGATTAACTCCAGTCTATTTCAGTATCATCCACTATCTCACCGTTCTCTATTTCTTTTCTAGCTTTGTCCAGGCTTTCCCTTTCAGCAGGTGTTAATTTTGTAAAATCACTGTCCCAGTCAAAAGTAATTGTCACAGGAACAATAATATAGCCTGTAGATGTAGCTGGATCCACTTCTGGATTCTCTGATGGAGCCGGTATATCATTCCCGTCCTTGTCCAAGCCTGATATATGAAGATATAAAGCTTCTGCAGCTTTCCCCAGTGCCTCTTCAAAATTCTCTCCATAACTCACACATCCGGGAAGGTCAGGAAAATATACACGATAGCCTTTTTCTGACGGTTCAAATACAGCTAAATAAGTAAACTTAATCAATGCCTCGCCGATAGCTTGAATCTTTGAGTCTATCACTTCACTCTTTTCTTGTGTCAGATTATTGAGATTTTTATAAATATCGTCACATTTTCTCTTGTTTGCTGCCATATTACTCATTCCTTTACAAAAGTAAACAGTAGGCTACCCAGGGTAGCCTACCAAACAATTATACCCTCTGTACAATTTTTAGTCCATATTTCTCTGCAATTTCTCTACCTTCCCTATTCGTGAGCTCCGCTCTTTCTTTTGGAGAAAGGTTCTTTGTTTCTTCTGCTATCGCCTTTCTGATATCATGGACTTCCTTCATGTCTCTTGGTTCACTATTCCTCATCATTTTCTATCACCTTAAATACTACCTAAACTCGATATGAAGCTCCTTGCCAAGACCCTGAGCTACCTTCTTCAAGAAATCAAGTGAAGGGTTATAATTTCCGCTCTCAAGCCTACTGATATTACTCTGTTTTATGCCTATTTTTTCTGCAAGCTCTTTTTGAGTAAGGTTCAACTCATTACGAGCTTTAATTATTTGTCTGATAATTTCATATTCAGGTTCTAGAGCTTTGTACTCTTTATAAAGCTCTGGGTCCTCAGCAAATGCTTTTTTCTTATACTCTTCAAAAGTCATTACAAACACCTCTTTTTATAATCTTCTAACCGTTTCTTAGCTGTTTCAATCTCATTTACAGGGGCTTTATTTGTTTTCTTAATAAAACCATGCAAAAGAACAATTTTTGTTTCGGTTGGAATAAAGTAAAACACTCTTGAAATATTGCTTGCAAACTTTATCCTTAACTCCCAAAGTTCGTCTTCAATATGCTTTGCATATGGTTCTTTAAGTTCTATGCCCTTATCTGCTAATAAATCCAACTCCCAAAATGCTTTGGCTTTATGCTTTCGTGGCAAACTGTCAAGAAAATCAGATACAGGTTCTTTACCATCTTCAGTTTTGTAAAAATCAATCGTCCAACTCATAAGCATTACTCATCTTTCATAGTATTCCCTTAACAATATTTATTATACCATATATGATATATTAAGTAAATGCCAATATAATATTTTTTGTTACTCAGAATCTTTACCCTTAATATCAGACATATCCAATATAATTTTCTGATTTTCATTTATTTCAAATGCTAAATCACAATTTAAAAAATTAGCTATCTTAATTAAATCAGAAGCAGAAAAACTATTACGGCTCAGCTTATTTCTCATAGCTTGAGGTGTAATTCCAAGGTATTCTGCCAGCTCGTAGCTTTTTTTACCTTTAAGGCTTAACAATGCTTTTATCTTATCTGAAATAGCCATTATAACACATCCTCTCTACAAATTTATAGTAACATATTTGATTATAAACATCAATATATACATTATAAACATAATCAAAATAAGAACATTTTGTTGTTGACTATGTAATCATTTTAATGTATAATGTAATCAAATTATATACAATCATAATCTTTTTTTAGGAGGTGTGCTATTATGTTAAAATCTACCATTATAGACCAAAGAATAAAGGAGGTATCTGAATCTCGGTCATATTTAAAAGACCAGGGGTACAGAGAACAATTTAACAAAGTAGATCAGGCTTACGATGCCATTAAATGTATGATTCCAAATACTATTAAAGAACAGTTTTTAAAACTCTTTGATGAGTACGTGATAGCAAATGATAAAATGCATATTATTATTGAAAGAGAGGTCTATAAACAGGGGTTTATCGATGGAATTGAGATAAAAAAATTACTTACTCCAAGAATTTAACAAGTACCGAGCAGGGAGGAAAACCCCGGCAGAAAGGGTGGTTATTATGGCAAAGGAATACAGAGAAATTATTACTTTAAGCAACGGAGAAAAAAGAGAAATTAAACGCTGGCAAACAATGAGCGGAGAAATAGAACATGTCATAGATGTCAAGACAGGGTGGTACTGGTCTGCATACAGCTTTCGTGACTGTATAAAAAAACTAGAGGAATATTTGAAATCCCCGAAGCCAATCATTATTAAGGTTCATTTTGAAAATGGAGATTATTTAGTCACAAAATTTAATGGTACTATGACTGAAGCAAGCGAATATTATATCGGAAAAGTATTTCAACTCGGTCTATATGAAGATTCTAAAACATTGGCAACAAAAGTTGAGTATATAGAATAATTTTAAATACCAACCCGCCTGATGATGGCCGGATGGGTACCGGCCGAAATCCCCGAAAGGGGATAGCGGGACACCCGTCGCTACAGGGGAAAAGATGGCGCCCCTTTAACATAGATTGTTCGTTGACAATTGAATTATTTTGAGTTTAACGGTATCATTTTAAACAGTCATAAAAAGGTCCTCCCACTTCACTTGAAGGGAGGTGATATGGATGTCGGAGCTGCAGGAGTTCTACCTACTGAAGCAAGGCAAAAATGGCAAGTGGCTCCAGGTAACAAAAAGCTATGAAAGCCAGAGCCTTATTCAGACCGGTAAGAGCCTCACAGAGAAATATCCCGGAATAAACTTTGGAGTGGCTGACAATGAAGGTACTTTTTTATGGCAAGGGAAAGGCGCCCCACGAGAGGCGCCAGTGGTAGATGAATAGGCGCTGCAACACCTTTTCATTCATCTTCAGTTTTTGTTTCCCCCGCACGAGAGCGATTACCCAGTTTGGGTACTTCGTTGGGGATACGCACCAATATTTCAGAAAGATCACAATCAAGTGCTTCACAAATCAAGTCTAAGTGTTCAAGGTTAACACGCTCAATGATTTCGTGGTACATCTCATTGATTGTGGTAGGGCGTATTCCCGTCTTTCGTGCAAGATCGGCTTGTGTCCATCGAAGCTCGCCAAGTTTCTTGGACAGTAAAATTCTAATCGCCATACGCCTCTGCTCCTTTCGTGATATTTTAACACTAAGCGTTACATAAAACTGCGATTTGTTAGATTATCACGTATTCCGTTATTCAAGGAGCAGAAAAATAAAAAATCCCCCACCCTGAGACATAACATACTCAGAATGGGGGATTTTTTTGAATATATCTTTATTGTTTATGTCCTAAAGCAAGCACTGAAGCTTCTACAGCTCCATCAATTATCTTTTCGATAGATGGTGTGATTTCTATGCCGGCTAAATTAAGTGACTCATGGATAAAGTCTATTGCAGCAGCCTTTCTTTCATCACCTTTTATCTTACCAACTAAATAGAGCTGTTCGGCCTGGTCAACTCCTATAGAGGCCCAGTCCAGAATCTTATCAATCATATTGACTGCCGGATTATCAGGCAAGATGGCTTTTAAGGAATCAAAGGTGTTGTTAATCACACCAATGGTGTTTGAAGCCTGTTCCAATACGGTTCCTGCATCTATACCTTTTTTCTTCAATGCAGGCAATAAAATACCGCTGGCAGCTATCACTCCAACGGCAAGTCCAATAATGAGAGAAACCAAAGAAATGTTATTCATTGTTTCATCATCCTTTCATTTAATTTTTATTCTTTATAACCCAACAAGCGGGCCATGAGGCAGAATATTTCGCCCCTGGTTACCGTATCATCAAACCTCTTCTCATGGATAACCATGCCTTTTTCTTCTGTTAAAAAGCGATAATACTTCTCTGCCCAGTGCTCAGTTTCTGGAGCAGCCGGTTCCGGAGTAGCGATAAGCTCATTCATCATCTTTACAATGTCATTGCCATAGGTGGCCGATGGAGCCCACTTGCCGCCAAGCAATTCAACAGTCGGTGCAGTACCTTTGATGAAACTAAAATGCCTTGGGTCAGGTGTATTCGCTTTCGGATACCCGAAAGCACCGGCATATAGTGCCAGGTGATCCAGCTGAGCTTGAATACCTTCCTCCCATGATGCAAACCTTTGGTGAGCTTCCTTGTCATAGTCACCGCCGCCCTCTTTTTTCTTCATACCACACGGATTCCTGAAGCTTTCATCCAGTACACCTCTGAAATTGCCATACCCGGTTTCCTTTGCTGACTGGCAATATGCTACGACAGGATCCACGCCGATAATAGGTGCCAGCTTCCAGAAAATATCGGCAAGACTTAAGAATAATTCAGTGGTGCCTTTATTTTTGGCCCATGCTTTTGCTTGGTCAACTGTCGCCCTGGCAGTATATATAATTGGAGTACCTGCAGGTTCTTCCTGCTTTGGGGGTTCTGGCTTAGGGATTGCCGCACCATAAACGGCGTTTCCTTCTTCATCATATACAGAGTATCCAGGATGCTTGTCACACTCTGCCTTGGCATTATCAAGAACTCTGTATGCTCCTACCTGTGATTTTGCATCACTCCATGATTTTCTTACCCTGTACAAGGCTATGCTTGGCTGTGAGACTGCTTCACCCTTTGCAATATACTTTACACCAAGCAGCTCACACAGGACCTCTGCTTGAGACTCTGCTAAACTTTCAAGGTTGGCATCTGCCTTCAAAAATGCTTCATCCGATGCATTGTCGTGAAATCCATTCTCAACCAAAAAGACATGAGGAACACCTGTAGCTACAGCAGAACGGATAACACCGTAATAGTCATACCCTTCAGTTGTCTCTGACTCCCTTGTCTTTGCTCCCCGGTCATTATTACCCATAAGTTTTGAGCCAGCTGCAGATATCTTTCCAGCCCATGCCTTATCTCCAGGTATACGGACAGAATAAAAGCACTCTACGCCACGGGCATTTCCGTTAGCTGCGTTAGAGTGCTCACTGATAAAGACATCGCTTCCTTTTGCTCTTTTCCCTCTCACATCAAGTTCGGGGTCTTCATTCTCTGTCCTTGTGAGTACAGCTTCAATGCCGCACCGAGTAAGTGCATTTTTGAGGTAATTTGAAAGTTTCCACATGCCGGCGTATTCATAATAACCGGTAGGACCTCTATTGGCATTACCAGGTGCATGACCCGGGTCAATAGTTACCTTTTTCATGTTTTATCATTCCTCCTTCTTTACACCTTTTTCTATGGACTCAATCCTTTTCCAAGCTGACTTAAGCGATTCTTCCAGCCTGGTTACTCTTTCAGATAGAGCATTGATTGACTTGTTTGTTTCCTTTTGCTCCAGAAGGACATCATCAATTCTGCGTTTGATATACTGGGTATCAGCCTTTAGTTCACTATCATCACTCCCCTCTTTGTAACTGTCTTGTCTTAACCCTTTCTGATAGCCAAGATACCCGAATATAATAGCGCATACAGTGCCTGCTGCCCCGATCAAGGCAAAAATTGTGCTGTTGTCCAATATACCACCCTCTTTCTTTTACATAAAAAAGTGGATGTCGTTATTCACATCCACCATTCTCATCATCATTATCTGGTTCACTTTTTCTTGTAAAAACCAATGTGTCATACAGTTTACTTCGGAGCCTGAAGCTATTGCAATGCTTCATCAGTCCATTATAACTTGCCATTGTTGCTCTTACATCCTCAATCTCAATTTCTCCCCGTTCATACTGTTTCTTAAGATGTTTTAACCTTCGTTTCATCTTAAGAGCTGTGCTTTTTCGCAGCTTTATATGGGTATTCCATACCTTGTATCCGACGAATTCAATCCCCAGGGTAACCGGTCTTATGGCAGTTTTGTTGTTGAGATTAAGCTTCAGCTTCTCATCAAGGAAAGTCTCAATCACTTTCTTTATTTTGTGTAGTTCCTGTTTGCTCTCATGCAGAATAATTACATCATCCATGTATCGAACATAATAATGAATCCTGAGTTTTCTTTTTACATACTGGTCCAGTTCATTTAAATAGATATTGGCAAACATCTGTGAGGTTAAGTTACCGATAGGCATTCCTTTATTGTTTATCCTAACATCTGTTTCCTCAAGGCTTGCATCGAGAGGGAGGCCAAAGCTATGATCTTCACACCGGATAATTCCCTCAAGAAGCTTCATCAATTTGGTGTCTTTTATCTTTCTTGAGAGAATTTCTACTAAAACGTCATGGTCAATTCTGTAATAATATTTTGAAATATCAAGCTTTAGATAATAATATTTACCTGGTTTTCTACCTATCTGCCTTAGCCAGTAATGCAATCTTTGGACAGCTTGATGAGCTCCTCTGCCTTCTATACAAGCAAAACTGTCAGATATATAACCTTTTGTAAAGTATGGATTAAGTTTTTGATATATTGCCCATTGAACAACCCGGTCTTTAAAAGGCAAAGCCATTATCAGCCTTTTTTTAGGCTCATATACAAAGAATTCTCGGTATTTACCAACTTTATAAGTCTGTTCGATAAGTTCTTTGCGTATATCCATTAAATATTCTTCCACATTTGATGAAAATTCCAGTACTTCATCCCTAAACCTCTTATTTTTTCTTGCGTTTTTATATGCTAAATATAGGTTTTCAAAGGTACATATATCATCGTAGAGATTCTTTATGTATTTCATATTTCCTCCCGTAAAAAAATGTTATGCGTTGCGGATTTTGCACTATGGCTACTTTCGGCATTCATAACATTTCAGTTTTTTGCCTTTCGGCATGGAAACAGGATCCTTTAATCTCTCCGTACTGGAAGTATACCCATGAGTATACTACATCTGACTGCGAGAGTAGAGCGGAGCGGAACCCGACATTGTTGTTGCTATTAGTTCGTTCATTGTTCAAATTGAGGGCGAAAACCCCGGCGGAACCACCATTAGTGAAATTGCCGCCGCGCAGCGCTGACATCCTGTTCCCAATATTTTATTATTTATTTGTTGACTTAATCCATCCTCCAAGCATCTTACCTATCTCTACTACTTTTTCTGACCATATCTCATACTTTTTAAATGGCAAAAAACCTAACTCCTGAGATAACCGCAGATATGCTTTGAGTTTCATAATTTCTACATCTAATTCCTGAAGAGTTGTTTTTTTATAGTATTTTTTATTCGCTTCAATAACCCTTTCAAGGATCAAATGCATGCATCTTTTTATATCTGCTGCTAATGCAAACTTTTCACTTTTGGGAAATTGTGCAAGAGCTTGATATCCATACTTTATCATATCGTATACTTTTTGAAGTATTTTTAATTCTTCACCCACGCATCTCCCCCCATCTCATAAATTTTAGCAGGAAATATTTCATTTTTGGATAATTGTTAAATTATAACCCAATGCGTTATTTTAGATTTAAAAATTTTTCTCCCGCCTATCGGCGGGAGAAACAGATTACAGTGCACCAGATTACAGATTTACAAAAGCGGAGCGGAACCCGACAGAGTTGTCGCTAGAAGTACGATCATTGATCAAAAAGAGGGCGAAAACCCCGGCGGAACCACCATCAGCGAAATTGCCGCCGCGCAGCGGGAGTCTCTCTCCATAGTTTCTAACATATAAAACATCTCCACCATGGCTTGCATCAATAGGGAAAAGCCCCAAAGCCTTTAACAATGTAGGAGCGGTTACCCCTGATTTTGCTGCAAACGTTTCAAAGCTACAAGCGCTATACCTGTAATTATCATTAACATCACCGCCGGTATACATCGGATTATCTCTTGTTGTATTCAGTATAGGATCTCCACCAACATCGTTACCATCCTGAGCAGAACTTCCGGCTGTAGTATTATCTATTTTGAGTGTGTTTGCCGTACCTAGATCGACAAGACTACCATCCTGAAGCATTGCTTTCCAGTAAGTACTTGTGTCGCTCTGGTTAATAGCCTGAGCTGCATCATTATTCGGAATGATTTGGATTTCTCCGTTTTTCAATCTCAATCCTCCAACCCATTCCCACACATTGCCGTTCATATCAAATATCCCGTCATTGGTATTGTCGTGCGCCCATGACGCAGGTCCGGAACCAGTTGCAACACGCCCTATCCTCGTTGCATCATACATCCATGTCATTACACCCTTTTCATGAGCAGCAGATGTATCTGCGCCATAGTTGTTATTCCCACGAGGCATGAATCCATTCTTCTTACACCACAAAGCGATAGCTGCCCATTCTGCATTGGTCATAAGATGCCACCCTAAGCCTTTTGCCTCACAATAAGATTTAGCCTGATCAAAGTTCGTATAGACTGCAGGGTCTTTATGAGGGAGACTGTAGGCTCTGCCATTCATAACTATATTCTGATATTTGCTAATGTATATTGCATCTTTTTCAACTCCATTAACAATAAAGGCAGGATGCGTTGTATCAGGTCCGCCTGTGATAACATCAGATATTTTAAATTTAGGGATTTTCACCATGATAGAAGGCATCCCAAGGTCATCAAGCAGCACAGTATTTTTGCCGCCTGAAAGAGCCTCAACAGTAAGTTTCAAATCATCAAAATTAGGCATTATTCAACCCCTCCATTCTCCAAAGTGTGAGCGTTACATTATCCATGTTAAAAGGAATCGGAACAGGCTGCATAACTGGATTTCCCTCTTCATCAGTTCCATTTTCCTCCATATTGTACTGCCTTTCCGGAATATCTATCTGAGCAACATATCTGTCTGAAAGCCCCATAGTAAAAAAGCCAAACTTATCCTGGCATATGTCAAGATGCACTGCAAAATCACGCTCATACTTGCTCAAATCCAATGTGATTTCACCAGCAAAGTTGATTTTTGTACCTGTAACGGTGTAATCAATCTTTGGTCCTACATTCTTTTCAATGACTATCATTGATACATACCTCCTGTAACGTAATATTTTACAGTCACAGCAGTTGCGCTGCCTGTAAACTTAATCTTGAAGCCGTTGAGCTGCTTGTCATATACAACAACCTCTCCTACTGGGCCATTAGAAGAAACGACTTCAACCAATACCCTGTAGTTCAATGTATCCCTTGATTTCTGCAGGTTAACTGTCACGCTGGAATTATTAAAAGGGTACGACTGGCTGTTTGTCATTGACGCCTGCCCCGTTTCCCCCTCCAGATCTGACAGAACACGTTTATGCTGCAGAACCTGCTGTGATAATACCGACATTCCAGCATCTCCGGCAAATATGCCTTCTTCCATATTGTTGAAGTTTGTAGCCGACTGTGGGGTACCCTGCTGGATGACTGCACCGGTTCCAGGATCCACAACATGGTCCTTCCATGTGGTACGGTTATATGGTTTCATACGCTGTTACACCTCCTTCAAAGGAAATTCGAATTTCATGAGTACACCCTGCGTACCGCTCTTTGTGATGTTTTCCGCTCTTTCACCGGCGACCTCCCCGCCCTCATCAATAAGCCTTACATAGTTGATTGTCGCTGTACCGCTGACAGTATGATCAATCACCATGTAAACAATCAGGGTATCACCTTCAATCTTTTTTTCCGTAATCACAGCATCATAAAAGGTGCTACCAATACGGTACTGAGCCTTAACTAAGCTCTTTAACCATTCATTCCTCCTTTTTTGTAGATAATTTGCAGTCCAAAAGTTTGCCAAATACATCACCCCTTTTTTTATTCACCACACCGTCTTGTGCCGCACAGCACATAATTAAATGTGTACTGTTCCAATTCAAGTCCAGTATTTATATCACTGCCGGATATTTGTCCAAGAGTGGCAATGTCCGGCGTAGTACCGCATAGTTTGTAATCAAACATATACTCATTAACATTTGCCAATACATTAACTTCTGCATTTTCCACCTTACCGAGCGTAGCACTATCAGGATGAGTTCCGCACTTCAGCATGTTTGTAAGTGTGTATTCAAACATATATGTCTTTTTCTTTACACTTACTGTAGTTTCTATGGTGTACTTGATAACCAATACAAACGGAAGGTGTGCCGGTATTCTCCTGGAAAGAATGGTGTCAAGGTCAATCAGGTATAAGCTCGGTGAAGTACCTCTTTCAATTTCAATGGAAATAGTACTATCATTGAAAAACACATCAGAAGTTGCATTAGTAAATGCGTACACCATTTCTTTTATTTTGCTTGCACTCATCTTTCCAAAGCCAATAAAAAAAGAGGCTACTAAACGTTTCCTCTCATCCAATGACCTTGTCTTGTCAACCTGCAGATATAAAAACCGCTCAATCCGTGCTATTGTCGGTTCATCGGCATCCATAATGAAGTTATTCAGAAGTACCTGGTTAAGTCCGTTCTCCGCCTGGTCAAGTTTATCTCCGCTCACTTGCAATATAGCCTGCATCTCCAGGACATTATCATAAAACACTGGAAGGAAGGTCTTCAGTTCTTCATAATTGTTGTTATACATTCACCGTCACCACCCCCAGGACAGCAACTGATTCGATATCAATAGGTATATTGGCAGTACCGCCGTTTAAAGTCAGGTTAGAGTAGTCCAGAATTGCATCCAGCCCATTGATGATAGCACCAATAGAGGTAAGCCTAATTACTATATCCTCACCTTCAGGAGTATTTAACGCAATATCCTTTAGATAATCAGTCAAAGCTGTCTGTGTCTGTTCCTGCGCCATCTGAGCGGTTGAGCCTGCTTTCAGCACCGCTGTATACGATATGTCAATTACTATGGGGTTGGCAGCTGCAGCTGTGAATTTTGCTCCGAGATTGGCCACTCCTTCACCAAGTCCAAGTCCTCCCGGGTCTATATATTCCTGGACATTTGCTACAACTGCTCCAGATGCAGGCTGTCCCTCTGTGTCAATTAAAACTCCCTTGACAGTATTCGGGCCATTCCATAAAGGAAATATCCTTGCCCTGCCAACACCGGCAACCTCTTCACACCATGTTTTATAATGCTGCTTGTTTCCATTCTCTGCAGGCCCGGCAATCTTCTCCCGTATTCTTCGCCTAAGGTCTTCATCAGATTCCTTTTCTGTACCAGGCTCTATGATATCTCCAAGGGTAGCTTCATCAAGGCCAAGGATATTGTTGAGCGGAACCAGCCTTTCGCCTGAGGGAATATTGTTTGCATTTTCCCCGGGTTCTTCAGCTTCTACAAACAGCTCACCGTTCTCATCCAGCTTAAGTACAAAATAAATGCCACCGGCAAAAAACCGCTCTCCTGAGGAAGGTGTTGTGCCAACATATGAGAATTGCCTTTTACAGGCCTTAGCAGCAAGCCTCGTAACACCATGTTCACTTGCCTTTTTATCCAGGTATTCATTTGTAGCTGTGTCAATAAAGATAAGTTCAAACACCATATTTAGGTCCTGATAAAACTTCGACAGCTTAAAAGCCTGTGGAGCTACTGCATCATAGAATATACTGCCTTGCCTTGTATCTATGCCGACAGGTGCCATAGCCAACATTTCTGCAAGTATATTTTCATAGGTTCTATCCTCAAACATCTCTATATCACCCCCTCAAACTCGGTAGTCCCGAATATGGTATCAACGCTGAATTTTAAGAAAACACTGTCATCCTTAAAGCTGAATGAAAAATCATAAACCTTGAGTATCCTTGGATCATATGTCAGTGCATCTTCAACAAGCCTTGGCATTTCACTTTCAATGAACTCTCTTGTAGCATCTGTAGTGGTAATCTCTCTGATTTCACTGCCGTATTGAGAATCGTAAATCAGGCATTTAAACCGGGGAGTGATGAGTGCTTTCCTGATGAATTGATTCATGGCCTCCAGCTCATCCACTTTGCCGATAATCCGTCCGTTATCAAGGTCCAGCTTATATGTTTTACTCGGCAGATACGGCTCATCTATCACTTGAGTAATTCCAATAGGTATATCAAGAGGCATTTTACATCACCCTATCCATAACGTAATATTGCTTACCTCGGTTAAAACTTAATATATATACACGCTCGCCTTTTTTCAGGCTGTTGTGTACCGTCATCTGTGCTCCTTGAATACTAAAAGTATCAAGGTCATGTGTATGGTTTCCGTCTGTACTTGTGGATCCTTCCGAAGTGGTATGAGAATGGTCACCGGCTTCTTTCGTCTTAGAAGTTAAAATAGCTTCAGCAGAAAGGGCAATATCAACGCTGGCAGTGTAGTCCGTAAGGTGCTTCGGAATTACCATGATGTCCTTGTCAAGAACCATCTTTTCATTGTTTACAAGCTTAATCTTCAAAGGATCTGCCGAAATAACCTCACCTTCAACAATATCCATGTCCTTAACCTGCATTCCCTGTATTAACTGTTTAATGCTTGTTGCCTCTGCCATGGTCCCACCACCTCCTAAAACTCATTTGTCATATTAAGCTGCAGATTCATGGAATGGTAGTTGCCTTTAAAAGTATGACTGTCCTCATCCACATAGAAGCTGCGCTTTATTCCCAGTTCCTTGATGATTACATATACGCCAACCCCGCTGATTACATCCGGTATTCCCAGGCCTGAAATACTTAAACTGGTCTTAACCGCACCTTTTTCTTTCAGCATGCTATCTACCATCTGCTGGAGCTGGGCAGTATTCATTTTGTCGTCTGGTTTTTCTGTCTTTTGGAATATTCCGATTTTCTTCTCCAGGGCATCATTAACACTTTCAGCTATGACAGTACCTTTATCACTCATAAGCTTTATTCTTGTTGCTATGTCTTCAATGGACTTTGAAAAATCATAATCGATAAGGTTCTGCCCGGTTTCAATCACCCACTGCTTTACATTGTCCCTTCGCCTTATTAGCCTCGCCTTGCCCTTTTTTGATTCAGGGTAATATCTAACCCCTGTAGCCTTATAAGTAATGCTTAGAGCGTCACATATCACATCAAAAATAGTAGCATCAGGCTTAGGCAGCGTTGGGATTCTATGTTCGGTATCGGCCACTTCACCGTAGGATATTTTAAATCTCTGGCAGCAATCAACGAAGATTTCACTTGCCTTTTTATCCTTGTAATTGAAGGTATCAGAATTGTTTGCGAAGTAAATCAGGTTATCCCTGGCTTTGAAGGTCAACTTCTTGCTCTTGTTTTGTCCCTGATCCACAATTAACCCCTGAAACAACTCTTCATTCTTCCATGTAAACAGACAATGGTCTCCATCTTCGACATCTATCCCTGATCGCTTATATCCGTAATCCCCGCTATCAATAAGCGTTACTGAAATAGAACGCCCTGCAGCTCCTTTCCTACCGCTCCATGTTACTGTTTCAACAAGGTTGCTTATGTCGAATGCCTTGCCATTCTTTAAGAGTATCAATCCAATCATTCAATCACCCCGGCATTTTCAACTTCTGGTTTGGGTATATGGTATAAGGAGCATTTATGCTGTTCATTTGGGCAATCTCTTTCCACCTGTTAGCATTTCCAAGCACATTCTTTGAAATCTTATATAGGTAATCTCCTGCCTTTACTATATAAACGGAAGGCTGTACACGGTTGTCAAGCCTTTGCTTTTCCTTGCTGATGCTGGCAGCTCCTGTACTGACATTCACCTTTACCTGTCTTATCTGAACCGGTCTGAATTCTTTCAATGTGATTGAATAATGCAAGGTTCCAATATCTCCGCCTCTTTCCTCATACTCGAAATTTTCAATTGTGGCGAATATATTTATTCTGGATCCTGTGATGATAAAGTGAATAGGCTGGTCCGCTTCTTTCCACTGCTCAATTGTAGCTCTGCAGGTTTCAGGATTAGGAAAATTGGAATATTCAATTCCCGGAAAACTCGCACTTGGAAAGAAAGAACTGAAAGAGAACACCATGGCAGGCCTGTCCTGCTTAACAGTTATCTCTCCAAGTCCAGAGATATCAACGCTCTCATTCTTGCTGCCATTCACTACTTTAAAACTTTCCGGAAGAACGGGGAGCCTAAGCCGTTCTTTTTCGTTATTGAATGTCAGCCAGTACTGATATTTAGAACTCATAGCTCATCTCCCCTTCCTCAAAGATTTCTTCCTTCAGGATTTTCATGAGTATTGGCTTCAGGTATTCAAGGAGCAGCTCCAGGATAGATTCCTTTGAAGCAGCAATGTCAAACCTGAGTTCGCCGCTACCGTTGATATCCAGTGTAATATGCTTTTCTTCAACTATGGTACTTTCTTGCTGTTCTATTGGGTTAAGAACCTCAGACTTTGGAACAGCTACATTTACTGGTCTGCTAAGGCCTTCAAGGATTTTATTGGTCTCTCGTTCAGGAAAAACAGTACTGCCAGCTGCACCGACAATCAGCTCAGGCCCCTTTTCACCAGCTATAAACATATCAGGTGCATCTATAGAACCTTTGGCCAACATCGGTATTTCAGGAATATTTATCTCAAACCCCTTACCACCAAGTAACGGTACCCAGTCAGGTATTTTTATATCAAGCTTGTTAATCCCCTGGATAGCTTTGTTTATCAAGGTTATCACTGCATTGATTGGCGTCTTGAATATTGCTCCAAGATACTGGAATATGCCGGAGAATATGTTCCTTACTCCTTCCCAGGCTTTTTGCCAATTCCCCGTGAACACTCCGGTAATAAACTGGATTATACCGTTAAACACTGTTTTCAAACCTTCAAAGGCAGTAATGAATGTATTCTTTATATAGTCAACTATAGGTCTAAAGACTTCCATCAGTTTATTCCACAGCTCAACAGCTTTAGCCTTGATGACATCCCAGTTCTTGTAGAGCAATACACCTGCAGCTATCAATGCACCTATACTGAGCACAACCCAACCGATAGGACTTGCGATAAAGGCTGCATTTAAAGCCCACTGAGCAGCTGTCATTGCCCAGGTTATACCGGTATTTACTATCTGTGCAGCTTTCAATGCCAAAAGGCCTACTGCCTGAGCTGCTACCTGAACCTTGTTTGCTATCCATGCAGCTGTTTGAGCACCGATTGCAGATACGGTATTCCACAGAGCCACCACGAAATCTTTTGCATAAAGACCTATGATTGCCAGTGTTTCAACCTTGTCTGCGATTTTTGCTGTAACCAGGTTCCATTGAGCAACTGTGGCCGCAATAAGTTTACCTGGCAGCTTAACCAATTCGATTCCAAACAAAACTACTGCCCTGGTGGCATCATAAACAATGCTACCTACTTTCCACGCTGCAAAGGTAGCTCCTATCCCGATTATTATAGGTTCAAGAGGAAGCCATTCAGATACCCAGTTGGTAAAGTCTTTTATTTTCCCTGACGCAAACTCAACCACATCCGTAATCTTGTCGAACGCTTCCTGGGTAACCTGTCTGATTGCCGGCATATTCTCATCTATCTTTTTTCTGATCGAATCGATTACCGGTAAAAGGGTATCAGTGAATATATCATACGCATCCTGCACTACCTTTCCAACGGTCCCAAACACATCTTCAAAGATAAATTGAACAGTCGGGATTGCATCTATTACCCAGTTTCTAATGCTTGTGAATGTAGGCTGCAGCTTCTCTATAATGCTTATTACTTTTGCAACCCATGAGCTGATTGTCCCGCCGGCCTTTTCACCGAATACAGCTTTAAGAAGTTTCTCTACGCTGCCAAAGGTGCGGTCAAATATACTCATGATATCGCCGCCTGAGAATGCCTCTTTGACACCTTCTACAAATGAGCTTCCCAGCTCGCTTGCAAGGTCGGAAAATGATTTGAGTTTTGACGATACTTTGTTTAAGGTTGCTCCGAATTTACTATTCAGGAAACCAATAAACTTTGTACCGGCATCAAAAGCAATGTTAAAGGCTCCTGCTAAACGGCCACCTACTTCTAACTTAAAGACTTCAAAGTTTGCTTTCATCTTGTCTATTTTTCTTTTTAAGCCCTTTTCCATCTTGTCAAATGCAGCATCAGTGGCTCCGGTCGCTTTAGACATCTCTTCCATAGCTTTTGTGAATGTTTCCGTACCCTTGCCGGTTAATGCAAGCGCTGCACCACCAGCCTCTATACTGCTAAACAGGTCATTGATGCCTAAATTGTTTCGCTTAGCCTCCTTCTCCAGTAACTGCAAGGCCTGCTGAAGGTTCCCACCTTGAGCAATAAAGTCTTTGAAGCTTTTACCGGCTACCTCCCGGAATACCTGGTCCGTCTTCGTACCTGCCTTTGAAAGTTCATCTATGGCAGCACGAACCCTCGTTGTGGCTACTGAAGTCGGCACACCTTGAGCAGTCAAAGCAGCAAGGGAAGCAGAAACATCTTCAAATTTCACACCAGCAGCTGATGCAGAAGGCAAAACATTAAATAGTGATTGACTCAATTGCTCGAAATTTGTTTTACCAAGCCTTACAGTTGTAAACATCAGATCAGATGTCTTATTAACGTCTATTACATCGGCGCCGTATGCGTTAACAACTGAGGATAAGCCATCAACTGCAGTCTCAAGCTGCGTTACCCCACCAACAGCTGCTTTATTTGCTGTTTCCAAAAATGCAAAAACATTATCATTTGGAACTCCGGCAGATAGTGCCTGATAAAGAGCAGGAACCGTCTTTTCAGGAAGCACTCCGGCAGCCTTGCTAAACTGCTTTACTTGCGCTGTCATCTCTCCCATGGCCTGCTCTGTGATATCAGGAAGCAGGGTAAATACTTCGTTCATTCCGTTTTCAAAATCTACAAAAGCTTGGGTGCTGTCCTTTGCAAACTCAGCCACTTTGTACCCGGCAAACACGCCGCTCATTACCCCTGCAAGCTTCTTAAAAGTGCCCATAACGACATTGCCCTGCTTGTCCATATTGCTGAGAGCACGGCTTACATTGTCCTGGGCTTTAAATATTGCTGATAATGTAGCAGACATCACTTACCTCCTTCCCCTATGTTTTCTGCGTTTTACTTCAGATAGAGCTTTTACGATTATGTTAAGCGGGTCGATGGGTTTCTCCATTTCTAAGAGCTCTGAGCCGATATAAAATAGCTTTCTCTTATATGGCATACTTTCAAATTCTTCAGGCCTTAGCCTTTTTCTCTGCCATAAGATGTGGGCCCATTTAGCTTCTGGATCATCCCCACCGCTTATGAGTTTTTTACTTCATCAATAAGCTCCTCATCCACTTCTTCATCCCCGTCAGCCATACCGTTAACAATCAGCACCTGCTGGGAGACATACTTAAAATCATTTGGATTCTTAAACAGCTTCATTGGCATTTCCAACACATCTACGCAGTCATAAAACTTCATAAGTTCCGGGTCAGCAAGGTTCGGGAACTTTAGGCTCTCAACAATGATTTTGTTAGTCGCCTTTGCGCTATCATAATCAACCTGGAACAACGGTTCCCCGGTCTTTGAATAAACCTGCTTACCCTTTGCATCCTTAACAAGCTTTTTAACCGTAAAGGCCTTTCTGATTTCATTAAGCCTTGCGGTACCGAGCTTCACGATCTGAAAAGGTACCGGCTTACCCTCATCATCTTTGAATGTTTCAACACCAGGCACCTCAACAATTTCATCCTTCTTAAGGCTATCAACCATGAAATACTTCAAACTGAGATTTGACATTTCTTATACCTCCAATCAAAAGTGAAGCTCCCCCTGATACCAGAGGGAGCAACCTTATTAGAACATTACATCATACGCTCCGAATTCCACTTCGTTTTGAACGAGTTCCCCTTCACTGTCCAGCATTAAAAGGGGCAAATCTCCCGTCAGCACTACGCCGACTACAGTTACCTTATCTCTGCCATAGGTTCTGCCATAGTCAGAGTTTGGATCGTCCTGAATACCCTGTATGGTGAGCTTCGGTGTCTCACCTGTGGCCTTGTATCTCTTGATGATGTCTTTGATCCAAGGTGTGCTCTTATATTCAGTGATGTTACCAGTAATATCGTGGCCGATATAACGCCTGGACACACCTTTTTGGCCAACAGAGCGGCTTTCTACAACCTCAGGTGTAAAGTAGAGCTCCAGTTTCATGAGGTCCAATATCTCTACACCATCAATAAAGGCTTTCCCTTCTCTCAAGCTCATACGATCTCTATCCAACTGTCATCCCTCCTTTTTTACCTTGTTTTTATATCAAAATACAACTTCTCAGCACTGTCTACAGGTTCAAGGCCGACTTTAAAGAAAGTCTTGTCGCCGGTAGACTTAACTCTGTCCACAAGGAAGTCGTTATCCATATCAACATTCTTTATTGCATGGTTATCTGCAAATTCCTGAAGCAGGATTTTACCGACTCCCTCCATGATGTCCCATCCATCCGGACTGTTATCATACTTATTCGGCGGGAAATTGTTCTGCAGAGCCTCTGCGAAGGTGTCAAATACCCTTAGGACACGATTCTTCTTGTAATCGCTACCCTTAGGAGCAACTATGGTTACAAGGGAGTTGATATCGTACTCAACAACAACCTTGTCCTCATTCATGGAGAAGAAGAATTCACCGTTGTTAATAGCAGCAACTGCCTGCTCATGATTCTTCTTGCCAATAACATCCACAGCTCCGTCATATCTCTCATAGGTATTTGACTTATTATTCGGTGCGGCTGCATCCAGTGCAGCTACATATGCAGTCGCTTGGGCCTTAGTCAATTCTGTACCGTCTGCAAGCTTAACCGAATTGGTAACATTGATAATTCCTTCATAGTCTGCAGGGAAATCAGGTGCAACGGCCTTTACATACTTTCCTACCGACTCTCTGAAATACTTTATTTTGGTTTTTAGAGCAGCCTGTAGGGTTGCATCAGTAATAGGGAATGCAAGGCTATTCCACTTCACAATTTCGGAATCATCAAGAAAATCAGTAATATCACCATTTACCTGAACTCCGTTACTACCTCCGGCAAGGTTTGTTCCTGCCGTTGTCGCAAGTGCTCCTGTCCCGGAGAATGTCACCCAATCATTTGCAGGTAAATCTTCAACATTGGTGATCCCATTAACCTCAAACAACTTTTCCGTTCCAAGATAGAGCACAAAATCTTTTCCCGATACAGGGTTTGTAGCAATCACAAACCTAAGATCATTTCCTCTCTCACCAGAGTATTTTGCTGTAACGGTCAGTGGAGCAGCTGTAGCTGTAGCTTTCACTCCGTCAGTAGGCCTGTACACAATTACCATTCTTGCCCTTTTCAGAGCTTCTCTGATTAAGAGCATATTGTCATTGATGTCATACACAGAATGACCCAACTTTGCGAAATTCGCATCAGGTGCATCCTGAGTAATCGTAATAAACTCCTTGTGTGGACCCCAGTCGGCATTGAGCAGCGGAATAAGGACAATTCCTCTTTCACTTAAGGGTTTACTTTCTTGCTTGATTGACCGGAAGTTGATATAGGTTCCCGGTCTAACCTTTCCAACCAAAGGGTCAAAAGTTCCTCCAGCCATTACGCTTTAACCTCCTTTTTCATCCATTTCTGAATGATAGATTTCATTTCCTCTACGGTGTATTCACCTTTAAGTCCATGTGTGGCGCCATCATAAGTGCTTGTGCTCACTCCAAACAGTGAAGTACAAGCCATACGCAAGCGCTCAACTGTAAATTTTGCTGCTTTTTCAGCCTCATTTTTAGCCACTAAATCGCCTCCTTTATTCCCCGGTTACTTTCGTACCGGCTAATGGATAATTGAACAATGCACTATTTATAGCTGTTTCAAAGGCTACTTCTACCGCCCGTGTAAGATATACATCAGGATTGCTCCAACCTTCTATGACAATCGACTGTACCTTTTCAACCGTTGATTTTTCAAACTCTCTCACACTATCCCAATCAATCTTCAGTTGCACAACCCCAGTATCCAGCTTAGTAAGCATAGGATCCCTTATTCGGATTCCTTTCTGTTGAGGAGTACCATCCGGATTGATAAGCGGTATAAGATTTCTCTTTCGCTTAATTGCATTTAAGGCATTAAATGCCTTGTTATAAGCTGTATTGCTCCTTTTATCAAACACTTTCACATACCATGAGTACACCAATGCATAGCTATTCATTGTGTCTCCGCGGGTCATGACTTCTGGCACAGGAAAGTAGAGTGAAGGAGTTTGAAAGCTCTCCGGCATTTCATTGTAATAAACAGCCTGGATGCCGGTATTGTCAAAAATAAACCTTGCTATACTTGCCAGTTCCTGCTCCAGCATCTAACCACCTCACACTCTGAAATATCTATCCATCCACTCCTGAATTTTACGGTCGAGCGATTTTTCAAATATCCTCTCAAATATCCGAATAGCACTCTCCCAGTAATGAGAACCTTCAATCCATTTCTGCTTTAATACCATGCCTGTTTTGGCCCCTCTTTCATAAACAAATCTATCCCCTTGCCAACGTCCGGGAACAAACCTGCTTTTCTGTCCCTTCTTATTGGTCCAGTGGCCATCATTTACATACTCGGCATAACTGACATTGGTTCCTACCTCCAGGGTAAGGCCTCCATCTGAAACTTCCCATACATTATCCTTGCTGCCTTTCTCAAAGCTATTAAGAAGCAGTCGAGTATCTACAACCTGTTTCCGGATAATCTCATCCTGAACAATGCGTAAAAACTCAAAGCCGCAGGCTTCAAACCATACGGCTATCTGCTTCTTGAAATCCTTCTTTGCAGCTCTGCTAAGCTTATCGAAGAACTTTTGAAAATCCCTCAAATCTACTTCTACTGGTTTGCTCATTATAAAGCCTCCTGAACACTGGTCCTGTATAACTGAACCTTGATATGATGGTTTCTTATGTTCCGTGGCACTCCTGCAGTGTATTCAAGGCCGCTGCCCTTATCGATTACCTTATCATTTATTCGGATATCAGTACCGATGGGGAACGTCAGCATGGGATTGCTTGTTAAAATGTTTTTAGGATCCGTCTGGCTTACGCCTTCATTGTTCGTTTGTACGCTAAAATGGCACGGTACATTTGCAGTGTCAGGAGTTTCAGGATATTCAAAGGTTACTTCACCTGGCAAGCCATAGGAGGCAGCAGCAGTATTCTTGATTGCGTGGTAGATATCACATTTATGATCTAATAAGTTTTCTATACTCATACCGTCACCTGCCTCTCAAAGCTTCCGTAGATTCATTGACACCTGATTCTTTGAAGCAACAATAACATAGTCTTTCAGAAGTGGCTCCAAGTCTAAGTCCTCAACCTTAATATCACTCCTGGTATATGAGTAATCATCAAAGGTTTCGGACTCAAACTTTGAAGCATCATCTGCAGCTGCATTGGCATAAAATTCAGCAACAAGGATGGTAGCAAGCTTAACAGGCTCAGGTATTGTGGGGTAAGCGTCATCATCAAATTTATTATTCGTCTTGCTGATGATGTACTGCTCCGCCCTCACGATATCGAGCTGCAGCTTTGGATCTGGTCTTTCCTTAACCTTTGGGAACTCGGTGTAATCTTTGACATCCGCTGGAGTTATCCAAGGTCTTGTAGCCATAAAGCCGTCCTCCTATTCTTCCTCGAAAGGTATTTTTGACTCTTCACCCTTGCCATTAGCTTCCTTAGCGCTTCCAGCCTCTTCAAGTGCCTTTTTTATTGCTTCTTTTCTTTCGTCATTATTTTTGCAGTCTGAAATATCGACACCTAATTCAGCTGCATAATCCTCAAGCTCATCCTTTGTCATTTTGCCAATGGTTTTCTCCGGCTCTTTATCCTTTATTTCCTCAACGAATTTGAAATGGCCCGTGGCAATAGCTGCCCGGGCCTCTTCCATAGTTTTAACAATACAAAAAGGCTTATCTTTTGTGGCTCTCAGGGTTCCATCCTTACCTCCACGATAAGACAAGCCTTTTATCAATTTAATTTTTACAGACACGATTCCGCACCTCCTTATATAGCAGCAAGGCCTTTTACGATTACTGTAGCATCCAGTTCCTCAATGATCGGGTCAAAATCAAGGTGAATTACATAGAAGCGCTTATCCTGCATGATAGCTTCCTTACCTTCTGTGGTCTTTCTGATAATAACATTGTAGCTGTTAACCACAACAAGGTTTTTAGGATTGGTAAGGATAATCTTATCATCAGGTAGAGCAGGAACCGGCACAGCCGGAATAGCAGCAGGATTGTTAATGAGGCTATCAGTGATACCGCCGCCAACAGTGATAAGCTTGTCTATCAGGTATCTTTCCCATTCCTGCTTTCTGCGAGGGCTCATGAGCCATCTCAAAGTTCCGTTATTGTACTTATTGGGCATCTGGTTCAAAGCGTCATAATAAACATCAACGCTCATAGCACCGCCATTGATAGCTGACCTATCCTCTACATGGCCGCCTGCTTCAATCTGCTTAATCCAACCGTCATTGATTTTGAGGAAATCATAATCAGGATCTGTCTCGAGAGTAGCAGTATCACCATTGAGATAAAGGTCTTCAAGGTCAACGCCAAGCTGTCTGGTCATCAGGTCGGTTATGGTTGCTTCCAGGCCCTGTCCTTCAATGTTTTCTCTCAGTGTTTCCTCAGTGATTTCCCAAGGAAGTCTGACAGGAGTACAGGAGTATTCAACCTTCCCGAAGGTAGGTTTTGCTCTGTAACCGTCATCTGTATCCTCGGTTTTCTTTCTCAAGATACGGGATGCAATACCGATTTTATCAATTTCACCGGCATTTGCCCTTCTCATCTCATGTCTTATGAGATTTCCAAGCGGAGTGGCTTCAAATGTCTGTCTTAAAAATGTTCTGGACTGTTCAGGACTAAGCAATCCAGCAGTAAGATCAGTGGTACTCAATGCTGCCTTAGCAATGATATTGCTGTTAGTTTTCATGTTCTCTCATCCTCCCTTTAATTAAAGAATTCCAGTAAGATAGTGGGGTTCGCTCTTTTTAATCTGGCCGGTTTCACCGTTCAGGTTCGTAGCAACACCCTTGGCTTTCAAAACTGCCGCAAGTTCTTTCCTGACAACCTCAGCAATGCTATCCTTGGTCAGCTTCTCTTCCTCTTTCTCGACTACTTCTTCCTCTTCCTCGCCGAGAGCCTTTTTGATTTCTGAAGCAATGATTTCCTGGATGTCGGCTTTGGTTATAACCTCTTCCTTTGACTCAGACTTTTCAACTTCCTGCTTCTTTTCGGTGCCTGCTCCCATGGCTTTTTTGATTTCTTCCTGAATCATTTTTCTGATATCATCAGCCTTCACGATATCATCCTCCTTTTCTTCACCAGAATTATTTTTGGCAACCGGTTCTTCCTCTTTGTCCTCAAACTGTGAAGCAAATTCACTCAGCGACTGAACTATCTCATCCAGCTTCGCTTTGTTTGAGGTACTCATTTTCTTGCCAGCCTTTTTAATAGGCTTATCGGTAAGAAGTGCTTTTACTACACTTTGTTCAGTCAATACCTCAGTAATGATGGCCGAAAATTCTTCCAGAGCATTCTTGATTGCGGTTTCATCAGTCTCATACTCCCATTTGTCAGTATTCCAATTATACTTATAGAGCAAATCTTCTAAAGTATAGAATGCTGTCCAGAAGCGAGTGCTCTTGATACTTGCATTATATCTGTCTGTCATAGCCCCTTTCTCGACTACATCGAAACCGAGAGCTTCAGCAAGCTTTTTAAAAATACCTTTCTTCTCAGTGTCGGTATTCATGCTGTTATCATCTCCTTTCCCGGATTCCTTTTGTATGCTATCAAGGTCCACATCCTCCTCACTGTATTTCCCGACACCACCCATTGAAAAGCCTGTAATCTCACCCTTTTGGATTTTATCCCAAATATCAGGATCAGAGATTTCAACCGTCAGCAACCAGGTACCTTTTTTAATTTCTTGCCCCTCAATGGTCGTATCAGACTTGGTGACCCAATTTTCAACTACAGCTGCATCGGATAACTCTTCAAAGCTGTGCTGAATATCAACCTTATCACCGTTTTTGGCGAACCAATAAGCTGCCTTAATGATTTCCTCCTCGGTCATAAAGTTACCGTGAGCATCCTCTACCAAGGGTTCATATACTATCCCTGTGACATAATGATGGTCGCTGTCCACTTTCAGAATCCGGCCGTAGGTAGTAAAGTTTGCCTTACCCTTTTCAGCTTTGGTAATAAGGAACTGTTTCTTGTTTGCCGCTTTATCTACAAGCGACACGAAGGAGATTTTGGCATCCGTAATTTCATAGGACTTAACCACTTTCCCCAAAGTTCTCACCTCCTTTCATTGGTCGATAGGCAATAAAAAATGGCATGCTATAAAACACACCAATTTCTCAACGAGTAATGCGAAGCAGGATCTCCTATTCTATTCCGGCTTTCGCCTTATTCTTTGCATCAAGTTCCGCTTCCCACAGTGCATTGTCATCATCAATAGCCTGCTGCTGGAGCTTGCGGCGTTCTTCCAAAGAAAGACCAAGTATAGACTCTGAAACAATAGGCTGAGATATGCAATGGCAGTTTACTCTTTCTGAAGGTGGCAAAATTGGATCGCGCGGATAATCAGGATGATAGGTTTCGCCATCGGCACCAAGTAGTTCAAATGGTTCATTCTTATCCACTTTCTTACCATCCATATTCACATGATTCTGTCTTGGTTTATTCTTATGGGCTCCTGTATGACGCCACATTTTCTTTTCAACAGCTGGACTTTGACGGTATGCTTCTTGAGAAGAAACACTATGAGCTGTCAGCATTTCTGTAATAGCAGTAGCTCTTGCCCGCTTCCTGCTAAAGCCGTAACTATCCATGAGATTTTCCATTACCTGTTGAACACTCTCGCCATCTTCCAAGCCCTTAGAAAGAATACGCTGCAGTTCTTCATATGAGCCAAGCTTCATTAGCTTTCCAAGTTCTTCGCTCCAGCTCTTTATCCAGTCGGATGTCCTTTCACTGAACATGGAAAATGCCAGGTCCTTATCTATGTCCTTGATGTATGCATCAGTAAGGCTCCGGAGAGCTTTATCAAATATGTCCTTAAATACCTCAGCCAACTTCTCATCTGTAATGTCCCCTGCTAAAAGATTAGGCAAGATATTGTTTACTGCATTTTCGAGGTCTACTCCCTCCAACTCCCCAAGGTAATACTCCAATTCCTCTTCAAGGATTTCTGCTATAGCATCCTCCAGGGCGTTTATATTCTCCACGGTTTCAGCCGCTTTGGCGTAACCTTCTTCATTGAGCTTATCGGTTAAATCATCATCCGCTTTGCTTATATATGCGTCAAGAGCTTTTATCAAATCCTCAAATTCATTCATCCTGACACCTTCTCCCGGCTCATCTTTTGGAGCAGCTTCTTTACCTCTTTCATGATTACTACAATATCATCATCCTTGGCATCCATAGCCTTTTTAATAGCCTTGTCTATCTGCTCACCTATACTCTGGCTATTACCAGTAGTACCTGAAGCTAAACCATACATTTGAGTTCTGGAAACAGCAAGCGGAATTTCTCCCCATTCTTCATCATATGGCTCTGCAACCTTTCCGAGGGTTTCAAGGGTTATTTCCTTTGCTGTATTTGGAGTCAAACCGCCGGCACGCTCTGTTACATTTAAGATTTTGAAGATGTCATCCGGATTTGTAATGTCAGGATCCTTGAAGTAAACCTCTACATACTTAAACTGGTAACAGTTAAGGAGCTTGTTATTAATAGTCCATGCAAGGCTTTTACGCTCAGGAATGAACACCTGTTTTTCCGTCACTTCCATTGCCGTTTGTGCTGTCGCTCTGTTGAAATCTGTGGTGTAACCTGTATAAAGGTCCGGCAGCCGAAATGCAGATTGAACTTTCTTACGGGAGTTTTCAAGGTAGTCCTGGAACAACTCATCTTTTTGCAGTATGGAAGCCATATCTTTCACTTCTACTGTAGGTGTCTTTTCTGTTTCGAAGTCCACCCTGTTTTCTTCCTCTTCAACTTCCAATACCAGAAAAGCATGCTGTCCAGCTTCACCTTTTATGCCATTCATGTATTGCTGAAGTTTTGTGAAGCTTTCATCTGACAAAGTGCCTCCCTTAACAATAATCATTAAAGGAGTATGCCTGCCCTCAGTGAAGTAATTGTTATTCAGGTTTTCAGCTTTTCTTGCTCCATCTACGCTGAGTACTTGTCCTATCCAACGGACTGTACCATAATCGCTGGTGCCTATAGTAAACTCAAGAATTTCATTTGCCTGGTATTCAATCTCAAGCTCATCAACATACTCACCATTACGCTTATCCATTATCCGGGGATCACCAATTTCCTTGAAATAAACAACCTTGCCGCCTTTCTCCTGCTTATATTTGCAGAACTTCTTTAAACGCTTTATTGTCATGCCTTTATAAAAGTATTCAATCTCAATGGCAGGATCCAAAGCTGCGGTCTTGCGTATAGATGGAGTATCTTTGATAAATTCTATCTGATTAACTTCACCTTTAATATTCCGCATTACCTCAAGATAAGCTATTCCATATGTTTCTCTTGCCTCTATGACATCCTCAAAAACTTCCTTGGTATCCATGTCCATATTAAGTAGGTCTACAATACTTTCAGCTTTGACATATTCAGCTGCCATTTCTTCTGTTTCTTCGATATCATCCTTGTATTTTATTCCAATACCGAAGCCGGCAATGTTATCCTTATAAGCTCTGATACATTGCGGCAGGATAGTTGAATGATCCACCATCTCTTTTAATCCCTGTAAGTCAACTGAAGGTTGGAGCCATATCAATGCATTATTATCATTTATGACATTGGATCCCTCAGCTTTCTCAATAGGTTTATCTGGCTCTGCAGCCTTTATAATTTTTGCTGAAATAGTATGTCTATGTTTCGTATCACTCAAGCCTTATCATCTCCTTTCTTTCGGTCTTTCATAGATACAGGCAAGCACAATAAAAGAACGCAGTCAGCCTCATCAGGACTGGATAAACCGCGTTTTTTCATATCTTCCTTGCTTTCTATCTTGATTTTACTGTTATCTGTCATAGTGTATTTACGACATGACAGCTGTCCGACCAGATCGTTATCGTTGGGTAATATAAGCTCCACCGGCTTTGGATTCCCTTCATCATCCTTTTTGCTCAGCAAGCTCTTAACCACATTCATCATGTAGGTAGTAGAATCATAGAAATATTTGTGCTTTATTCTGACACCAAATTTGACCGGAACTATTTCCATCCACCAATACTGTGCAGGATTGCTCCGTTTTATCTGTCTCAGCCTGTCTACCACTCCACCTCCAACACCGCCATCATCAACCTTTATAGGAATCTTGTATTTATACTTATGCTTATCAATTAGTATCTGCCCGAGTAATACAATATCTGCAGCTGTCCGCATTGTGTCCTGTCCATTGAGCTTTTTATAAAACTCAACCTTTTCATTCACCTTGAAGCCTATAACAGTCTTGTCATCTCCAAACCTGGCAACATCGCACCCAATGTCAATGGATTCTACAGGTTTTTCTTCAGGCTCACTCATTATACTGGCTTCGATGAGAGATAGAGGAATATATACATCATCCTCCTGAAGGGGAAACTCTCCGTATACCCTCACCCTTACTACATTGCTTTCGGCTCCATACTTGCGGATCAGCGCTTCAATATTCTCTTTATTTGTCCTTGGACTGTCTGCAGATGAAACAGTATGGCAACGGTATATTGCCCGGTCTACAGTATGGCTGTCATAAAAAATACCTGATGTTTTAGTGGGATTTCCGCACATCAGAAGCTTATTATTTTTACCAGAAAGAGTACCAAGTATTGCTTCCAGGATTGGATCAGCAACACCGGAGGCCTCATCCACGATAAAAAGCATATTGTCTTCATGAAATCCCTGCATGTTTTCGGGTTTGGTTGCTGTCCTTGCTACTGCAAACCACCTTTTTTCATACCCAATCATATAGATATATGTCTTGGTCCATTTGAGTATATGAGTGAGCAGCGGGCTTTTCGATTGCCACTTTGCAACCTCCGACCAAAGCACATCATGGAGCTGCTGCTTAGTAGGTGCAGTTGCTACTACTCTTGGAAATGGGAAGCAGCACAAAAACCATAATAAAATAACCGCTTCAGCACTGGTCTTTCCTACACCTTGGCCAGACTTTACGGTTATACGGTTATGCTCAACTACATCTTTGAACACCGCCCTCTGCCAGTCATCAGGAGTAAAATCCAAAACCTCTTTTGCAAACAACTCAATGTCTTTGCGGTATTCAGGAATGCGCATCTTGAAGAATTCCCGGCGTGATGTTGGCTTATTCCTCTTCTTCTTCATAATCATCACCATCCATTACGCCGTGTATCCAGTCGTTAACCAGGTCATTACCCTTTTGTTCGTCATCTATTCTCTGTCTTTCAATCCTCAGCTTATTTAAAGCCTCAATACACCTGGTCTTCTTGGCCTGTACTCGTGTCAGCTCCGCTTCAAGTTTTTGTATAACCTCAAATGTGGAAATGGTACGGGTGGTAGTTTCGGTCTGAGTCTGGTAATCATCCTGAATGATATTACCGTCAATTTCAAGCTTTCTCTGGATAACGCTCTCTAAAGCCAGACCGCCTTTCTTCTCTTTATACTCTGCTATAGTCTTAAGTAATCGGCGCTCCCTGACTGTTAACAAAGCTATCTGCTCCTGAAGCAGTTTCTCCTCTTCATAATTCATGGCCTGTATCATCTGTTGTTCTTCCTCATCAAGAGTATCCCAATAGATTCTTTCATACAGGCCATGCTTGTAATTGTTCTTATTTCCTTTAGGAGCTCCGTGGCCGACACCGTTTTTATTACCCGGTTGTCCACCACGCTTTCTTTTGGTAACGTTACTTTTCTTTTTTTCTTCCTCTTTTGGTAACGTTACCTTTTCCCACCCGTCCTGACTTTTCCATTTCCGTACTTGTGTTTCTGATACTCCGAGTTCTGAGGCTATGTCCTTGAGCAAGCGTTTTTTCCCCGAGGCAAGCCACAGCTCACGAGCTTTTTCTCTGTTAGGACTTCTTGCTCTTGGCACATCACCACCTCATCTCACTTCAATATTCGCTTGAATCTGAAAAAACGCTTACATCTTTGTGATGAACTCTGCGTTGCTATAGGATTTTACATTTTTTGTCATCATCTGCAAAAAATCTTCTTTGGAGAAGTTTGATAACCTGAATATCTCCTCTGGCTTCATGCCGAGCTGCTTCCCTACTTCCTGAATGGACTTGCCTGACGCTAATAACCGCTGCACTATTGCCTTCATAGGCTCCAGCAGGTGAGTACCTCTTGCCCTGTTATGGGTTACAGTACCGTAAATATTGCCGCTCTCATCCTCATGCTCAACAATGACAATTGGGACTTTACCTCCGAGGGCAGAAAGGAGAGGCTCTTCCCCTGCTACCGTCCACCGATGATATCCGTCAATAATTGTCATGTCAGGCCTTACCACTATCGGCAGTGTCCATCCGTTTACAAGTATAGACTGGGTAAGAAGCTTCAAGTTTTCCTTGGATACCTTGTTCGGGTTGTAATCATTAGGCTTTATTTTATTCCGATCTACCCACTGCAGGGTCTTAAGCGGAGAAAACAATCTTTCGTTAATCAACAGCCATTCCTCCCTTCTCTGCTTTCTTTGCTTCGGTAATGTATCTACCGAAAATACGCTGATAAAGTGCTCTGAATGTACGCAATTTGGGATCCCCTGATATTAAGCCTTCATATATCTCCCGGCAGTCATTTTGATTGACTATGGTGTGAACCTGCAGAAAGAAGTTGCGATACCTGGTTGCAACATACAGTTTGTGCTTTGTGGTAAAATACTCTTCCATGTTGCCAAAAAGCTTAAGAAGCTCTGCTTTATAATCCCTGGTTTTCTCATCCTTCTCCAGCTGCTTCCTCTTTTTTGTTCTCCGGCCAAACATTTCACTATCCCAATATAAAGCTGCAAGGTATGCATTCGGCTCCCGGCGTATAACCCTTTCCATGAGGTCCGGGTAATACTCATTCATCTTAACCAGGCTTTTTGCAGTATCTACAGAAAAGAACTGTGATACCCGTAATTGTCCTTTCGGTGTTCCTGATTGCCATAGGTAAAGGTAAATGTCCGGGATATCTACCTGCTGCTCTTTAAGGTATAGCCACACATCATTATTGGTCCAGTCATAAATCGGGAATATCTGCTTCTTGTTTGTAATGTTTCTGCCCGCTTTTGTCATGGATGCAATGTTTTGAAGTCTTTGCACTGATTCTGCTGTCCTGATACCGGTTATTGTAATGCCATCAGAGCATACACGCGGCAGGAAGTCTTGGTATGCGTCTTTTCTGGGGAATAATAGCGGGTGGCTTCTAATGGCAAAAGAAGGTGGCTGCCTTACCCATACATCCTGCTTTTCACTATCCCAGCATATAAAGGTTTCATCATTGGACAGTTCATTAAAGCAGTTGAAATGTTTTACCTCTAAGCAGAACCATTCAAACTTGGCTCCCACGAGCATAAACTTCTTTCTCCAGTTCATCACTGTTTTTTCAATGCAGGGGAATATAGCTTCCTCATCTATATACTGTACGGTCAGCTGCTTTGGATCTATCTGCCCCTGCTGGATCAGGTTAAGCACCAGTTGTCCCATGCACAGGCTGTCTTTCCCTCCGGAGAATGACATATAAACAGGCAGCCCATTTCCGAATACATTTTTAATCCGGATTTCGGCTGCCTTTACTACGTTAATGCTGGCTTCACATCTTTTTATAGCCAAATCTGCTCACCACACTTTGGACAGATAACATACCTTTTTATATCTGCCGTTTCTACCTCATCCTCCTGTATATCTGATATAGAATTATTGTCCGTGTTGCCGGCATTTTCAATAAGAGCTTCTTTTTTAGCTGAATTACTCCTTATGCTTTCAATCTCTTTTTCATCAAGGGTACCGTATTGAGAAAGCTTCTCTGTTACTTCCTCTGCCTCCGCTACCATTGATTTTAAGATTTCCTCATCAAAGCCGGGAATATCCAAATCGTTTCCGAGCTCTTCTAAAAAAGCATTTAGTGTATCAAGGTTTTCAATCCCCAAGCTGAATATTTTATTATCCGCAATCATAAGTTTTTTCTTCTGGTTCTCTGTCAGCCCATCCATCTGGTAAACATCAACCTGTTTTAGTCCTGCCTTTTTCAGTGCCATAACCAAGCCATTTCCCGCCAGTATCGTATTGTTCTCATCAATAACTACTGGCCGGATCTGTCCAAACATTTTAATACTTCTTACAAATTCCTCAATCTGTTTTTCTGTATGAATACGTATATTCCGCTCAGGGGTACGAAGGTCCTCAATGTTCATCTTTGTTATTTTCATTTGCCCATCCCCTCCTTAAATCTTCTGGCACTCTCAATTTTTTCAGCAGCTTTATCCACAATACTTGGATCGATTGTGTATATCTCTTCCCATCCATGCATTACATCTTTGGTCCATTGTCTTGCAGGCCAGGGATGAGTGCCGCATTTATAACCGTTAGGCCAATTGTATATAGGCGGAACAGGCAATTTGTGATAATGGATATATGCAAGTATGCACTCATGCTTCCAGTTTGCTAAAGGACTGTACCTGGTTACCCCTTTCCCATCAATGTAAATATTACCGCCTCTGCCCACATAATTTCCGTCAGCTCTGCGCCTTCCGAGGATGAGTATATCAAGCCCATGCTCTTTGTAATACTTCCTTTGCGCTGCATGCTGCACGATTGAAAACCACCTTGCGGCCTTTGAGCTGTCCTGAGGGAATAACATATCCTGATGCTTGGCTAACCAGTCCAGATCTTGTCCTGTGTTGATAATTTCAAGCTTATCCGGTTTGTTCTTTTCTATCCAATCTAAAAAAGCAGGATATTCAAGGTTACATATACCAAGCATGCAATCCTTAATTCCTGCCTTTTCGCATATATGACCGAGGACTAAGCTATCCTTTCCTGCGCTCCATGCATAGGCTGCCTTTTTGCCGGCAACGGTTTTTTTTATTTCATCTACGGTAATGGCTGTCAGAAGATCCAGCTCTTCCTTTGTCACATATTCTTCAATATGACTCATGGCCTGGATCCAGTCTTCATTACTTATACTTTGTTTTTTGCTAAGAACCGTTTTCATGCTTTGTACACCTCCCGTTTAGCCATCAAGATGGCAATTATTCCCGCTGTCAGCACCGTTGTTAAACTCCCAATGGTTTTATATAGTGACAGGTTATAAATAGTGCCGTAGGCAAACACAGGAAGCCCCAGAAGCAATGCAGTTATTACTCCTGTATAAACTCCTTTTGCTGAAAGTTTAATGTTTTTCAGTGTCATTACAGTCGGTAAAAGCGTAGATGCTCTTACAGTCCCGTAAATCAGAAATAGATGAGTAATGCTTAATCCTGGGATATTTGCTATACCTATACCAAAGGCAAGTAGCAGTATCATAGCACCTTTTGAAACTTTTAGGCTCTCATCTTTAACAAAGTCTGTTGTAAGGGAAGCTGCAGCGCAAAGGTTGCTGTCTACAGTAGAAATTAACCCGGATATAACCATGAACAGGAACGGCAGCATAACCCATTCAGGGAACAGATGTGTAATCAATTCGAAGTTGACTACCCCTTTGTCAGCTGCAATAAATCCTGAGCCGGCCGCAATAAAACCGAGTATTCCCATAGAAAGTGGAACAACTGCAAATAATAATGTGCCTATAAAAAACGCCTTCCCGATTTTGCTTTCTTTAATCGAAAAAGCCCTTTGCCAAAAGCATTGGTCCCCGAATGGTCCAGCTATCAAACCTATTGCAGTAGGCAAGCCAAAACCAAAGAATATCTCAATACCTTTGGCGTTGAATAATCCTGTATACTGTCCCGATACTCCGGACAATCCTTTTATCAGATGAGTTATTCCATCATCCATATTGATTGCCCAAGGTACAAATATCAGACATGCTGCCAGTATAAGAACCATTTGAATCGCATCCGTTATTACTGAAGCCTTTATACCGGAAAACTGCGAGTATGAATAAGCTATTACAGCCAGTATGATGGTAATTATACTGAATGGTAGGTTTGTAATATTGCTCAGGATTTTTCCACCTGCAAGCAGCTGTACACCTGTAGACAGTATTGTTAAGCTTGCAAGCTGAAACAAATAGACTTTCTTTACTTTTGTGGAGTTGTATCTCTCCTCCATAAATCCGGATAAGGTAATTCCTCTTGGCATCACCTTCCGGATTTTCTTTGCGAACGGGATAAATATTAATAAGCAGGCTATATTAGGTATTAAAAACCAAAATAGTCCCGGTATCCCGTTCACATATGCTTTCTCTGCCGACACAAATAATGCCGGCGCCCATATCCATGTTGCTGCTATACTCATTGCGGAGCTTACAGTTCCCATGTTCCTGTTGCCGACATAAAACCCTTCAATGCTGCACTCTCTTTTTGTCAAAATTACTGTTGCGCCTATCATCAATAGAAAATAGGCAAGTAGTACGATCATCCCATACATTTTTTCAATCCTCCTTTTTCTTTGGGTTTTCTCCCCGATTATCCCCGGAAACTCTGCTAATTGGCGATTTAGCTTTGTTTTCGGAGCGGTAAAAACATTGAGGAAAGGAGCAGACCACAATGTTTCCACCGGGCGTTGTTTTCCAAACGCACTTTTTGCAATTTCCCTCCTTCATAGAATCATCTCCAATAAAAAAACCGCCACTCTTCCTTGAATGACGGTTTAAGGCGTTTTGCGATTATAGAATTTTACACCTACATCGTAGCATATGATAAACTGCCCAGTCAATGCCCTCTTTTTGCCTTCGGTTTTCAATCTTTCTTCAATCCGTCAATGCCAAATATAAGTGCCGATAACCTCTCACATGCTGCATCTACATCCTTGTAGACTGTCCGTTCATCTATCCCCTCCATAGTTGCAATTTCCCTTACTGTCATAGGCTGCTCCGATATGTAGAGTTTATTTATAACCCGATAACGCCTGCTGTCCTCTGGTTTAGTAGATTTCATGCAATAGGCCTCATACAATGCAAGCATGTCTATTACATGGGTCATGATAATTTTAGTCCTGGCTACACTCTTTTTGATACTTTCAACGAACAATTCACTGTCGTTTGAGTATTCCCACATCATATCAAGTATATCTATCGCATTCTCATCCAACTGAGAAACTTCAAATACTGCATTTTCGGTATGCTCTTTAAACATGCGGAAATTCCTCAGTAATAGCTTCGTGTTTCTAAGTCTTCGGTCATGCCGGGACTTATGGGCCTTCTTTTTCTCCTTTTCCAAGGCTTCAAGTGCGGCCTTGGCTCCTGCTTCAGCTGCCAATTTAATGATTTCAGCTTGTGCCAATGTGCTTTTTCCCATAGCTTGCGCCCCTCCTTGTATTGTATTGATAATAAATACCATTTCTTATATAATGGTATTAGGGTATTGTAGGGGAGCGAAAGCTCTCTCTTTTTTATCTATCTTCCAGTCCTTGTCCTCCAACTATTATCAGTCTTTGGGTAATCAGGAAAAAACCAAGCCCAAATAATAAATCCTAAAATTATTAAAATTACAATTAAAAATATCACTATTGCAGTAACAGGATTCATGTCTCATTTCCTCCTCATTTTTTTGTGAAATATTTTACTGTTCCATTTAAGATCGCTTACTTTTTTTAATAATTCTGGAGTTTCGAATACATTGCCTATTACTTCCCCTTCTCTGATAAAATCTTCAAAAAATATTAGCACTTCTAATGGTCCTACTTCATGATTTTCATACCATATAGGAAGACCATCTTCACTATCTGGATTACGATACTTTACCCTTATAATATCTCTCTCGTACACATCATTACCTTTTTTATCCTCTATACCAGTAAATTGTACTATTTCAAAATCCTCTCCAGATGACAATTCAAAGGTTGTAGCTGTTTTCCATATTACTAACTGACATAGTAAAGATTTATCATTCTCAACCCACTTTTTATTCTTTTTATCCCACACTTTAAATTTCAATTTTCTCATATGTCATATCATCTCACTGAGACTATATTCTTAAAAACTATTGCTATTATCTTAATAGTTAATAATGAAAGATAAACTTTTCCTACAAAAGCTATTGCTTCGAGTATAAATATTACACATCTCCAAACGATAGGGTTTTTATCTGCGCTTCTCTGAAGCTTATTGATGTTCTTATCAAAAATCCTAATTATCATATATTATTCACCCTCTCAAACTCAATTACCCATACCCATGGGTTAACATCCCATGCATAGCCACGCTTGGCATTTATGCTGTCCCATAATTCTTTAAATACTGTTGTGCAGACTTTTTCAAGGGTCTTTTCTCCATTATGATTAATCCCCCATTGATGCTTTACGCCTTCAGCAATAGCATCCGTTTCCGAGATATCCTGTAACTTCTCGGCCCTAATAGCTTTTACCATCAGGAATATTCTTGCGGCTTTATGTGGCATATGTATAGATGGCCGTTTAACCCAGTTACCTACTTTTGGTTCTTCATCTGTAGCCGCATACTTAAATTCAGAACCCCAATAGAACGTTTCTTCAGATTCAGGATAACGATATAACCTTTGCCAAACAGTTTCCCTAACCCAGAGAATATCTCCAGGTTGATAAGGTGCATTGTTATACATTGAATGGCAGGGCATCGGCGTAACCCTTTTTATATTGTCACACCATCCTGCTCCATGCCATTGCCAAAAACCATTGTTCAAAACAGGTTGCGGCTTCATAATTCTTCTCGTTTGAGTCTTTCTCCCATCAATGATTGCCTGTATCATTTGAGTAGAAAATAATATCGGTTTCTCCATTTAAACACCCTCCTTTTTACTCCGTTTCCCTCCCACTATCACTTGGCACCAACCATATCTTGTTTTAACTAATTCATAAACTTGCCCACATTTGCATTTATAAAGCTCTCGTTTTTTGGGTGCATAATACCATTCATTGCCGCATATTTTGCAAATGAAATGTGTCGGTATATCTTTGGCCATCATCAATTCAACCTCACCGGCAGAACCAGTGCCGACTGCTCACCATCATCAACAATCATTGGATTAACGGAGGACCCGAAAGACAGCTCCACATTCTCACAGTCAAAAGATTTCAGGCATTCTATGATATAAGTTCCATTAAATCCAATGGTAATAGGCTTATCTACAGGAGCTTCAAGCTTTATCTGTTCCGAATATTCAGATATAGCAGAGTTTAAAGTAATATTTAATGTTTCATCTTCAAACTGCAGCTTCACAACCCCTCTGTTCTTTTCATCCATGCATATCATACAGCGCCTTAAACCTTCTATAAAGGCCATACGATTTATTATCGCTGAGTTGTCCTGTTTGGTGAACATCCTTTTATATTCGATATATGAGCCATCCAGCAGCCTTGTATATACGGTGTATTCATCCGTTTTGAATATTGCACTTTTAATACCATACGATATTTCTATGTCTCCCTGAAGGCCAATGCTCAATAGTTTTTGAATAGCCATCTTTGGTATTACAAAAGTAAAGTCTTTATTATAGGGCATCTTATACCAGGCTATTCTATATCCGTCACAACCTATAATATTGAGATTGCCTCCTGAAGAATCGAAGTATATACCGGTCATAATAGTTCTTGTATTGTTAGCATCAACTGCATAGATAACAGATTTAACTGCTCTTTCAAAGTTAACACTGCTGATACTGCAAACATTAACATCTGATATGAGAGTATTTACTTCCGGAAAAACCTCCGGATCGAAACTCTGAAACTTGTTCTTTATATTTTGTGCTTTAATTGTAATTGAATGATTATCCTCCGGAATAATCTCTATAGAGCCATCAGGCAGGCTATCAATTAGTTCAATCGCTCTGGCCGGAATAATGAATACTTCATCTGTATTTACATCCAACGGAGTTTTTACTCCCATTTCAAGGTTTGTAGCTGACAGGCTATTCTCTTTAAACAACACTCCTTGGATGGCATTTTCCTGTAATTTGCTCGGAAGCACCATTTTCAACTTTGCTAATTTGGGTGCTATGACAGATTTTTCAATAATCATTATCTCACCTCTCCATTCACAACTTTACTTGCTCTATTTATTGATATAACATTCTCAGCAGTTTCAAATATATTAATCTGCTGCCCAGCTTTCCGAAGCTCATTCCAGCCTGGGAACTCATCATCAAGCAGATTGATTATGGAAGATTTGGTCTCAGCCCAATTTTTGCCGAGTGTAGCCACCATGTTATCCCAATCTTCAATATCATGTGGCTTGATTTCCCCATCAACATCTATGTGTCTAAGCTCATGGTATACTGTTGCAATAACCTGTTCCTTGCTCATCTTCTCCATAAAGAAGCTTTTGAGTTCCATAACGTAATGATAACCCCAGGTTTCCTCCAGCCATTGATTAGCCTTACATATTCTCGCTATCCATGTTTTCTTTGAAGTTCCCTTTCCAGGTGACCAGGCTGTATTTTCAAGGAACAGGATCCGCTGCGGATGAATATGGCTAATCTCATCAAATTTATCAATGAGTTTCTGCGCTATCGGTCTGAAGTAGTAGTTCTTTATCCAGTGCTTGTCCCCAAACTTGCCATTATCAATCATTCCAACCCTATGTATCCGGCCACTGTCGCTGTTCTGTGTAAATTGAAGCTGAAATTCGCCATCAATTTCCCTATCAAGAATGACCTCTCCAGTGTAAGTGTCAAATACTTTGATAATCTTACTCATTTTAACGCCTCCAATCCTGAAAGGTAGTCCAGGATAATACCATCTCTGGAACTGACCTCAATCATGTCTTCTACTGCAATGTAATTGCAGTTTCTCTTTCCCTTGTTTTTCTGCCAATAATCCCAACTATCTATCACCTTATTGCCTGGTATAAGATACCTTTTGTTAAAAATCTTCATATAGCACAAAATAAATGAAATTTCTCCTATGTCCAAAGCTTCCCGTATATAGTCTATTTGATGAGGCTCAATATACTTAAGAGGCAGCCCTCTTTTGTCTTCTGATTCCTTGCAATCAAATGATATTGATATCCCATTTTTAACAGTTCCCCGAAAGTCTAATGTACTCTTTCCTTCTGGGAATGCTGATACGATCTGGTTGCCTCTCCTAACTACTTTCCATGGAGTGCTTATTTTTTGTACTAAGGCTATGCCCCTACGTCTATAAGCCTCATTTGCATATATAACCTCTTGCTCAAATGCTTGACCGAGGTTCCCCATATATCTTTTATGCTTTTTTTGGCTTGTAGCAGTATTTACCCTCAACTTTTCTACCCCCTTTTGGACGGTCTCAGGAATTCTTCTTCAGTACATCCATTCTTCACTCTTTTATAAAGAGCATGCAAGCCTATTCCTGTAATCTCAGACCATTCTTTAATAGTTCTGGTAACACCTTTTACTGTAAACAATTGATTGCTTCGTTTATTATTCTGTTGATCCTTTTGGCTTATCCACCTGCAGTTTGAAGGCTCATAATCTCCATCAGGATTAATTCTGTCTATTGTAAGTTCATCTCTATACCCATTGGCTAAAGCCCAATCTCTAAACTTTTCAAAGCTGCTATTCCACTCATCACAAACCTTAATTCCTCTGCCGCCATAATTATGATAATTGTCTTTTTTCTCATATTGGCAACGACCTCTCATTCCTCGCCAAATGCGATATAATCTGCTTTTTGTTTCTCCATGTGTTTTTCTTGCTTTTATCTTGTTTTCATCAGTTAAACATCCACAGCTTTGAGATTTGCCAAATCGTAGCATGCTTCCTGATACCACAGATGTATTACCACACTCACATTGGCATTTCCAATAGGTACCTTTTCTTTCATCCGAAACTTCTTCAACAACAGTCCATCTTCCAAACTTTTGGCCTTTAAGCTCCAACTTCTTTCCTTGACTCAAGGTATCCCTCCTTTTCAGCAAATTTGCGGAGCTTATACACCGTAGATTTTCCGATACCGTTCCCAGTTCCGCTCATAACATCAAGGTGCTGTATAAACTCCGAAACTTTATTCCCTGTAGTAGGTTCTGCCTGGTTTTTTCCATCTCTAAAGCCCTCTTCGTAGGCATCATCCTTTAGGGCATTTATGTACATACAAAGCTGATAATCGGTCATTTTGCGTATTTTAACCGCTCTTTCATGCATTCTTTTTTCCTCTTCATTCTTTCTGCAGTTGCGTTTTTTCACAAATAACCCCTCCTATCCAACAAATGATTTAGGTGGCATCGGTATAATCTGCCCTTGTGGTTTCCATAAATGCAAACAGAATGGATGCACATTGACATATTCAGATTTTGGCGGATGGTACTGGACAACACATTCATCTTCCCTGAAAAATATATCTTTTACCTCACACATTTCTTCCCATGAACAGCAATGATTTTTATAACTGACTGATACATGATCCCAGCCACCACCCCAACTGAAGATAATCATAACTGGTTTTCTGCTGCCCCGGAGATAACCAATTGCCCATCCACCATCAGCTCCTATTTCCTGAATAATAATCCTTTTATCTTGTTTTATTTCATCTAATGATTTCATCTGTGATCCCTCCTAAACGTCCAGTTCAGGGGGAGTAACCCCCAAATTATCACAAAGCTTTTCGTAACAACCTCTGCAGACATATGCTAATTGCTTTGCACCGGTTCCCCGTTTAGCTCTGGCCAGCAATGCAATCATTTCCTTCTTCAGCTTTTCCTCTTTACATAAAGCACATTGACCGTACATCTTTTTATACCAGGCACTCTCTGTTTGCTGTTCCACACTTACTTGCCGTTTAAGGATCTCCGGAAACTCCTGCAATGCTTTTAAATCGATACCTTTGCCCATAATATCTAGCAGATTATCTTTCAAAAATACCGGGACAATTTTCTCTTTGCACTTCTTAATAAGTCTAAGAATCCAATCCCTCTCCGGAATAACTTTATCCCGCCGATTTCCTGTTTCAGCTCCGATAATTACCCAATCCACTTTTTCAACTAATTCATCAGCTGCTTCATCGGACCATGGTGCAAGAATAGGTTCAATGCTTATAAATACATTCACTTTTTCATTCCAGAAAAATTCCATATCCGGAGTAGGTACAGTTGTGCCATACCAAAAATTATCAGCTGTAGGGAGAATATCTCTTTTAAGCAGTTCTTCATAACGCTTTGGATTTTTTGTAAGAAACATATAATTGTGCTGCGGGTATTTCTTACAGGCTTCAAATATCATAGAGATCCATTCATCAGGTATCCAATCTCCAAAAACATCAGCCATCGACCCAACAAATATATTTCTGCCATTTTTCACTTTCCCGGGCCAATCCATGCGGTACATGTGCAGCGTAGGTTCAAATCCATAAGGATAATTCAATGCCCTGTTCTCCCGGGTAATAAATGGCTTATCTAACACATATAATCCTCTTTCATTATCATACTGGCAGTCATTAGATGCCTTATTTAACCTGATGTCTCCTGAGAATCTTGCGGACTGCTTCCTTGCATAGCAGTATGGGCAATCGTGTTTGCACCCGGTTATGGGATTCCATGAGTAGTCAGTCCAGTCTATTTTGCTCTTATTCATTATTACTTCCCCCCTTCTCCTTGGGCATATAAAAAATCGTTCTATTGTCACGAATATGGTTCTCTAATTTATCTATCACTTCCAAAGCTCTTTCTGGTGTATCATAGTCTCCCAGCTTAGTATCATCTGCAGCTCCTGAAACTCCCATTATTGAGGCTTCAACAATATAAACTTCTTTGTAATCACCAAATGAACGTCTATCCTGGCTTCTTATCCACATAATATAACCCCCTGTCTACATTGCCTTTTTTTGTAATTGCGGAACCAGCTTTGTTTTCTCAAATTTATTTAAGAAGCTTTTAAGTTTATCTGTCATATCTGTATTGTTCTTACCTCTGCATTGGACTATCTTTCCATCTTTAACTTCCATAGTGCAGTACGGCTCATCCAGAGTTTCAACCTTTCGGATAAATAAAACTACTGTTATGCCCTCTGCAATTTGTTTTATATAGGTACCAACGCAATGGTGTAGAATTTGTCCTTCTTTAATCAACTCATCTGCATTTTGAGGAGCTCTTACTACAAGTCCCTTATATTCCATCCCATACTTTTCAGTGAGTTCTTTGGCCATGACCTTTATTTTATTTTTCATCTTTCTCTGCCTTCGGGCTTCTTCCTTATCACGTTTGGCCTGTACCAACTTGGCAGCTCTATCGTGTTCCTGTTTTAGGTTTTTGGGGTAAAGTATAAATTCATTTTTTAGGTCATATCTCAGTTCCTTGCAAAACCCTATATAGTCCATCCAGTCACGATAAGCAATTGATAGCTTGGTATCCCTTTCTAAATGCATATAATTCCGCTGATCTTGATTTTTCTTGATTTTTTCAGCTTGAACAGAAAGATAATTAAGAGCCTTATTCACAGTGGTATATCTTGACAGTTCAAGGAGTCCGGTTGCACAGCCAAGATTATCACATATATACCTTATCTGCTCCGGTGACAAGTTCAGCCCTTCTCTCTCCATCACTTGGACAAGCCTTAATTCTTCTAAGGAAGCATCTATCTTCTGTAGCAAAGGCAATGATTTTTTAGAAATCTTTAATATTTCCTGCATGTTTTTACCTTTTGCGTTAATCCAGTTTGTTACCATATGCCCTTGCACTACCTCATAGGTAAGCCTGTAGAGCTTTAACTTAACAAAATACTCAATAAACGGATAGTCCTTATAAGCTGATAGATATCTGTCAACATTAAATCCTATCCCTGGCTTATGAGTAGCAAACTCTTTAAGCGCTGAATACTTCCACTTTGTATCTTTCAAAACATCATCAAGGTTGGCATCATACACAGCTGTATTATGAAAATACCATTTACCTCTATAATCACACCACCTTACATTTCCTGTCTGTTTAAAATTAGCCCATTCATAAGACTTTATTCTATCGCTACTTATATAGTAGAAATCTCTTGTTGCTTCAAACCAATGAGTTTTAGGCTTTCTGTAATGCTCATTAAATTCTCTGCCCACTTTGAAATACCTGATGATAAAGCCTTTATCAAATTTCTGAAACAGAGCAGCTTCAGCATAATCATGCACTTTTTTTGATTTTCCAAGTGCCTTATATGTTATTGGGCTCTTGCAGTTGGGACATATCCCCTCCTGGTTATGCCTTGGCTTTTCTACCAAAACATCCGTTTTACAGTAGGTGCAGTAGCCTTTCATGAGCTTCCTGGAGGATTTATACTCATAATAAATATATCTGCTCTTAAACAAGACCGTTTCCTCTATCCATTTGTTAAAATCCCCCGGGAGCTCCGGTACCATCTCCATCTGTTTATCAATCTTGTCAGTAATTTTTTTGTGCTTTTGGGCAAGGCGTTTCTTCATAATGGCTTCTTGAAAATCCTCAAGCCCTGCAAATACAGTTTTACCGCATTTAATAAAGCTTCTAATTGCTTTTTCAGATTGATCATCCACACAGACACACCATTTCGGCCATTGCCATGCGTCTACCAAGCTTTTTAATGAAGCTGTTTTCCACTTTGATTTGACAGTTCTTAGGTCCTGTGTGATATAATCATCTTGATTCAGGAATACCCTGAAGGCTGCTCTTGTTTTTTCTTCTCTCAGGTCGCATTGGGAATAGAAATTCAAGAGCAGTATTTTTTCATTCTCAACCTCTGTAATTATTGCAGCAACAAAGTATTTAGCATTTTCAACTCTCTTTGCAAGACTTATATATTCCTCTTTTGCCGCCTTTTCCGGCAATTTTGCTAGTGCTCTTTTATTCAACACCTGCACCCCCAAAATCAAACAATGATAACTGTCCTTCCGGTTCATGCTTAGATTTCTTCGCTTTATCTCTTGAAGGTGCAGCTTCAACCTTCTTTGGTGCCTCTTTGGTCGGGGTTGACTTTTCCACTGCTGGAGCGCTCTTTGCCTTTTCAGCTTCCTTTTTCCTCTTCTCTTCCTCTTTCTTTTTATTTTCAGCTTTAATCCGCTCCAGTTCGGCGTCATCCAACCTGTAATAATCCTCTGCCCAAGCATAGACTTCATTATCATTAATCCACCCGGTGCGGTTATTCAGTTTCTTCCGAGCTTCACTTTCCACATGATTAAAGCATTTTTCAAGCGTCTTATGAGGCTGGAGTACCAGCTTTGCAAACTCGGCATCCTCTTTGCACTTTGCTATAAGATGCTTCGATATAGGCTGAGTAGGTACCGTATCATTCTTGGCCGTACCAGCTTCATTTTTGAGCTTTTCTTCAGCTGTTTCTGTTTGCGGTTCCTGTTTTTCTTCAGTGTAAGTAGTTGCTTTTTTCATTTCCTCCGCACATTTGCTGCACAGATCCGGCTCTACCCAATAACAACCACCTTCACAAGGATTATTCCAGCTGCAGCCACATACACGGCACTTCTGAACTTTCTCCTGCTCCTCAATAAGGAACTGGCTATCTCCTTCATAAAACTTTTTTACTGTGTCCTCATCCAGCCCGTTCTCCAAGCCTAAAACCAGCAGATCATCATACTCCCCTGCTCCCCTTAAATTTCTTGCTGTTTCATTAAGGTCATATAGATTATTAAAATCTCCGAATATCTTACTCATGTATACTCTCCTTTCATTTGGCTATATCAAAGAGTGACAACTGGTCAAACTCTTCCTTTACCCGCCCTTTCTTCTTGCCTTTAATCTGTCTTGACTGGCCAGAAATTTCACTGATACCTTTCACAGGTACAGCGCTTTCAATAACAATTTGAGTAGGTTCAGCAACAATTTCAGGCTCTTCAATAGCGTTTTCTGCAGTTTCGGTAACATTTTTCTCATACCCGAGTACTCTGCGGAGCTTATCATACATGGGATCCATGCTTCTTTTGATAACTTCATCTTCAGCATTTCTGGCATCTGTCATCCCGCATTGCTGCCTCCATATCCAGCCATCAAGCATGTATACCGGGGTGTACCACCTGGACCATTCTTCTACAGTTAAGGTGTTACCATGGATAACCACTGCCGGTATTCCATACAATGAAAGCTGCAGATATGCCATATGAACACATTTCAAATCTATATCCTGAGCAGTAACCACCATTTGTGAGCAATAATTCATCCCATTTGCTTTCATAGCTTTTGCAAAGCCCAATACCATAGCACCACTTCCGACACATGGCTCACATACTGTTATAAAACCTTTTTCTTTAACCATTTGTGCTTTATCGGAAACTGTAATCATTCCCATAGCTTCACAAATATGCACTGGTGTAAAAAATTGCCCTTTCCACTTGTTGTGGAGTTCTAACTCGTGGAATACCTGACCGAGAATATCAGTAGGTCCTCCATTAAGAACCAAGCTATCTTCCATGGCGTTTGTCAGGTATGCAAGCATTTCAGGGAACCTTTCCTGCTCACTCTTGCTGTAAGTATTTATAATTTCAAGGTACCGTTTCTCCCTTTCTTCTCTGTGGATCCAGTCAACCGTATTACTCAGTGCTATAGCTGACATTTCAACGAAGTCCGAAGGCACCTGCCAGGTTGAGTGCCTATAACCCAAATCGCTTATTGTCTTTACAATCTCTTTCCGGTAATCTGAAATAGCTTGATTTTTACTCATAGCCACCACTCCTATAATCCTCCCAGGCCATGGTAATAACCGTTGATACCTCACGCAGGCGGCTTATAATTGCCACAATTTTTTTATTTTCATAACCTTTTGGAGTTAGGTTCCTTATGAGGTCATCCTCATTGAAATTAGTGGTTATGATTGTCGGCTTCATATCCTCGTACCGGTCATTGAGGATGGAATAAAGGGTTGACATGGACCAATCAGTACATTGCTCCTTGCCCAGGTCATCAATTATCAGCAAATCCACTTGCTTGTAGACTTTTAGCACTTCATATTCGCTCACCTGGTTATCATCAAAAGCTTTCTTGATATCATCCAGCAGATCTATTGATGTCTTGCAAATTACCGGTATGCCCTGATGAATGAGCTGCAGTGCTATAGCAGCTGCTAAATGAGTTTTCCCGGTGCCATTTGTCCCCTCTATGTATAGGCCTTCCCCTCTCTCATAAAACTCCGAAAACCTGTCAGCATATGCCTTTGCCACAGCGTAAGCCTTTCTCTGCTCCGGTGTTCTTGCTCTGTAGTTTCCAAATGTCCTGTTAAGAAACCTTTTTTTGAGGCCGCTTTGTCCAAGCAACTTCTTTATCTTTTCCTGCATTGCTGCCCTTTTTCTTGCTAATTCCTCCTGCTCCTTGGCTTGACGCTGTTTTCCCTCATAATCAGTCCAATACTTTACCGCTGCCTCACAGGTGCAACGCTGGGGAGCTGGTGACCAGAAAGCTACCTGATCAAACAGGATAACCCCCTCATGGTATAATGTCTTTCCGCAAAACTCGCACTCCTTTGGTTCTGGTGGTTTCTTTTTGCATTTTATGCCATATTGCTCTGCTTCCAAAGATGTAACCACATTAGACCTTTTTTCTGAATCCTGTGCTTGGTCTAAAACCGGACTGTACAGTAATTTGCTTATTTGTTCCAATTGCCACACCCCCTTCATTGTTAAACTCATCAAGCCATCCTTTAGCATTTAACCAGGTTGAAGCATGAGGCATGTATCCGTCCAGAAATCGCTTATCGTATTTTTTTGCTCTTTCTACACCTGCTAAAATCGCCTTAAACAATTCTTCATCCGGATCCATTTTGGCCCATGTAATTTCTGCCTGACCCTTGCTCACTTTGTTTGGCCACAACTCCCAAAATCTATCAAACGATGCTCTTTGGCTTGCTGTTAACTCAGCTTTTTTACGAGATTTCCGGGTCTTGGAGGGGCTAACCTGAGATGGATCACCTGTGGCCGTTTCAACCAATAGGCTCTCGCCGGAGTTATCCTTCGCTTTTTCATTCCCCCTTGAGGGGGATATAGGGGGAGTTATACTTTTATCTCCTATACTTTCCTCTACTTTACTTTGTGGATTATCGGTGCCAGTAACATCGTTTTCGTGGGGTTTTCGGTTCGGAAACTCATCATATTCTGGTTTTTTCGGTGCAGAAACTGTCCTTTTTGAGTAAACTGGTGCTAAATTGTTCACCAAAGATTCACACCAAATTACTTTATGTTTGCTCCATAAACTGCTATCAATCTTCCCCATGTCTGACAATTTCTCTAATATCTCTAAAGCGGTTTCTTCTGGAACTTTAGTTAATGCCAGTAGATATTCCCAGTCTGAAACACTGCTGCAATCATAAAAATGTCCATCACTTCTACAAAGAAGCTCCAGAAGCTTAAACCAGAATGCATAGCCATCATTTCCGTATCGATTTTCCAGCATAAACTTCGTCTTGCTTTCAGTAACGAAGTGGGGAAAATAATCTACTGTTTGCTTTGTAGGCCTCGCCAAAATACCACCTCCCATCTCAAAGGGATTTGCAGGGGAGTTTAGACCCCTGCCTACCCATAAATAACCCTGCTTCCTTCCTCAGTTTTCTCTATATCTATACTCTGAGGGAACCGTGCCTTCATTGTCGGATCATGCGTGATGGCCATTATCTTTAATCCTGAATACCTGTTCTGGATTGTCTCCAGGGCATCACAGTAAGCCTGTATTCCATCACTGTCTAAGAAAGGAGGTTCATCTATAAACAGCATTCCAAGCTGTATTCCGGCTCTGCTGCTCTTGATTTCTGCCAGAGCTAATATTACTGATAGTGAAGACTTCACTCTCTCACCGCCGGACTTCGATAAGTACGGGAGCCTGCCATTGTCGTTAATAAAGATGTCCAGAGTAACGACTTCCTTTTTGTTATTGCTTTTAAGCAGCTTTTCAGTAACAAACTCTACGCTCATTTTCCCGCCACTCATTTGGCCGAGTATGTTATTTGCTGTAGCTTCAAGCATTGGTACAATGGACCGGATGATATTATGAGGAACACCATCTTGACTGAATGCTTTTTTTAATTCCTCATAAATGGTTACTTTATCAGCTAAATCCTTTACAAGCTGCTGAAGACTTGATATTTCATCCTTTGCTTCCTGAAGATTTTCAAGCTGCTTGTTGTAAGCTCCGATATCCATTGACAACCTTTGTATTTCGGTCTGGAGGTCGGATATGGATGTTTCCAGTACTGTAAGCTGTGATTTGAGTTCATCACTTCCGGATGCTGTCTGGTTCTCGGCTTCAAGATCCTGCTGCTTAGTCATTATCTCTGCCACAATTTCCGTAAGCTCTTTATCCAGCTCAGCAATACGGTTTTCAGCTATAGCTTTTTTCTCCCTTGCTACCGGAAGGAGCTTCTCTTTATCCAACCATGACTTAGCAGCTTCAATCTCCAATACAAGGGAGTTATACTTGTCAGCTGCAACTTTCATTTCTGTTAGCTGTTGTCCGGCAACCTTTTTTTCTTTGATGTAACCATTAAGCTTGTCCTGCAGCTCGTTAACCTTACTGTCAATGGCTTGTATGCGTTCATTTATAAGCTTTATTTGCTCCTTGTATCCCAGTATTGCTTCATACTCTTTTGAGGCTTTTTCAAGGCTTGAAATGAGAGCACGTTTGCTGTTGATGGTCTCCTGGTTGTAGCCTAAAGCGTTACGCCTATCAATAAGAGTATCAATGTACTTCTGAGCCTCTTCCAGCTTTACCTTTTGTTCTGCCTGCCACTTTTGGCAGTCATCTTTATATGGGAGCAGCTTTGATTTAGCATCCTGAGCATCCGCAAGGAAACGGCATCTGGCATTTGCTTTATCAATACAACCGCTGTTATCAAGTAAAGCTGCCTTTTCCTTAAGGCTTCTATATTCAGTAATGCGCCTGGTGTACTCAGTATCATATTGGGACTGCAGTACGGCTTTCTGTCTTTCAGCTGCAGATATCTCATTACTGACCCGTATATATTCCCCTGCTTTCTCCTCGAGAATGGAGAGAGCTGCTTTTTCGGTGGTATATTGCTCATGCTTTGCCTTGAGCTGGCTTTCCATAGAAACCTTATCTTCATAAGGCTTTTTCTTACTTACCAGTGAGGTCTTTTCAGTGTTCAGCCTTGCAATCTCTGCCTGGGTAGCCTCAATATCGGCAACAAGCTTTTGATATTCGGCTTTCTTCGCATCATATAAAGCCTTGCCGGTAATGAGTTCCTTTTCCTGAGCCAGTAAGGAATTATACTTGGCAACTCCGGCAACAATGGTACTTTCCTGTGAAAGAATGATGTTGGAGTTGTTCAGGATATCAACCTGAGCGCTCCTGTTGGCTTCTACATCAGCCTTTTTCTTATTTAAGGTGTTAATACCTTCGCTAAGCTTTAAGGCCCGTGTAGCAGCCTCCAGCTTTGAATTTAACCGAAGCTTAAGCTTGTCAGCTTCATCAGTGAATGTCTTAATCTTTTGGTTATTTGCCTCAATAGATATTTCAGCTGCTTCAATATTCCTATGAATTTCTTCCTCATCAGGAAGAGTTAATGAGAGTTTGTCTATCTGATCGTTGTTTTGCCTAATCTGGCGGTTAAGCTCTGTCACCTTATCCCTTGCTATGTTTTCCATGTCTTCATAAATCCCAAGGCCAAGAATATTGCCGAGGATGCTCATTCTGCTTTCCTTATCAGCCTGGAGGAATAAACCGTATTGGTCCTGCATGATGAGGGCGCAGCTCCTCAGGGTAAGGCTGTCCATGCCGAGAATGTTAATAATTTCAGCCTGGGTATCGTTCATGCGTTCCTTGGATCTGTTTATCCATTCACCGTCTACGAGCTCAGACAGGTTAAGCGTTGCTTTACCGCTTTTTGCCCTGGTTCTTGTAACCCGGAAAGTCCTTTCACCTATCTTAAAGGTAAATTTTATACTTCCGGAACGGGCTTTCTCGTTGTTGCTGATCCACCCGGTGATGTCCCCTTCTCTTGGTTCCTCATAGAGGCAGTCAAGGATGGCATCCATAAACAGTGAGCTTTTACCTACGCCATTAGGACCGTTTATGGTACAGAAAGTAATATCATCAAAGTTGAAGGTCTCTTCCGGATAATTTCTGTAATTTTTCACTTCAATTTCAACCGGTACGAATAAACCGGTAAGAGATGCAGTAATACTGTTTGCTGAAGCTTCGGCGATAATAGGCCGTGCAGCTTCTATGATGTCAACTATCTTATCATCAGGTATTGCCTTCTCTATCAGGTACTCTCTCAGATTGTTCTCCGGGGAATTCCTTTCAGAAAGGTCATTCCTGTTTGCAGTAATTAAGATTTTTTCAGGAGTGATTTCCTGTACCCAAAATGCACCGTCTGAATATAACTCTTTTTCAAGGATTGCTTTATTTAAGGCTTTATTTAATTCATCAGTGCAGTTATAAAGAACCCTTACAATTTTGCCTTCAATTTCACCTCGCCATAATTTAGTGGCAACATCATCTATACTGCCAAGGTTGAATGCAGCAATATCTTCGTTGGACATGCGGATGGTTTTGAATTCTCTATGCGGTGTTTTTATGAAATCATGGGTTCCATATTCAAAGTCATGTATCCAGAATCCGCGTTCCTGTCCTTCATCGTTGAAATTCAAAGCATTTATAGCTCCAGCATAGTAAGTATTAAGACAGCTGGTTACCTGCTGTGGTCTATGAATATGGCCTAATGCTACCAAATCAAAGCCAGCCGCATCCAACGCCTCTGGAAGAAGTACGGGTTCAAACTGTGCAAGGAATTGTGTCTGTCCGCTTTCTGTATTGCAACCAGGTACTGTATAATGTGTCAAGAGGATTGAATTATAAGCTGGGTGACACATTGCCTTTAGGCTAAGTACGATTTTTCCGAGTTCCTCGGTGAATACCTGGTTTTCTTCTTCCTTTGACAGTCCCGGGAATTTAGCTCTGAATACACCTCTATCAAAGCCGGGGAGAGCGGCAACATTAATGTTACCGCTTTTTGTACTTATTACCTCGGCTCGGGGGGTATCGAAAATAGTAATAGCTGGCTCCTCTTTAAAAACCTCCTGCAACATCTTGAACTGTTCCTCTCCATCATGGTTAGGTGTGCCACGAAGCACACATACAGGAGCAATTTCCGATAGGCCTTTTATAATGTTGATGGCATTATAGGTTTCATTCAGGCCTCTGTCTGCCCATACCTTAGCTGCATGGAATATATCACCTGATACAACAATTAAATCTGGTTGTTCATCTTTAGCCTTTTCAGTCATGAAACGCAAGCAATCGTATATATCCTTGCCTCGAAGGTTGACTCCGTTTTCTTCGGGTCCTGGATAATTCCCTATATGCCAGTCGGATGTATGAAGAATTTTCATCAGTTTGCACCTTCTTTCATGCATTTGTAATACTGCTTAAATCGTTCTAAAATGCCACCAATTTCTCTCATAATTGAATCGATGTCAGACTCATGAAGTCCATCAAGAGCTATGCCATCAAGGGTAAATTTCTCACGCATTATGATGATGTCCCCTACTATCGGTTGTCTATGAATATCAGTTTCATACAAGTAGCATCCTAACGGATTAAGTTCTAATTCCTTGAGGAGGCCTTCCTCATCGACTATCATGCAGTAAGGCTTGGGAAGCCTCTTGGGATGCACTACTTCCAAGTAACCGCCGAGAGCTTCTCGGATTGTTTTGTGTAAAGGTTCCTTAACATCTATTGTTTCAACCTCAGAATTAGTGGTAATTTTTAAGGCTAACATCAGTTGGCACCGCCTTTCTGGCACTTCATGCAGAGAGGTCTACCAAAATTCCTTACTGCATAGGCAGACACCTTATCGCTGATTGTTGCACTACAGACTGTACATATATTGGGGTCAAAATCTTCGTCAGGTTCCATCGGTTCCTCATCTGGAGGGAACGGAGATTGTTCATCCTCTTGCTCTTGTGATTCATCAAAAGGACTATCATCTTGAGGTAGATCAGAAGTAAATGCGGAATTATCTACAAATTCTTCCGGATTAAAGTCATCTTGGCTTGACTGTTCTATATATGAGGGAGCTGCAGTCAGTACCTTGCTTGTTCCAAACATATTACTCATAGAAGACATCCCTTGTTCAAGCATTGCTCTTCTTACTTCCGGATTACTGTAGTCAGGGCTAAATGTAACTCTAGGAACCACAAAAGGCTTTTTCAATTCATCAAGTGTATAAGTGCCTTTTATGCCGATAAGTGCTCTGATAACTCTCAGAATTGCTCCGGTCATAGCCTTTTCTGCGAAAGTCTTTCTGAGCAATGTCATATTAACAAGCACAGCCCTTTCGATATATTTCTGCCTATCTTCATCAGCTATTTTGTAAGCTTTGCAGGGTTTCCCCCATTTGTCAGTGGTGTTAATCCACTCACCTTTAAACAGTTTTGCTGCTTCCTCTGCTGCCTTCTTGTCAGTAATTCCATGCAGGGATTTATCCATAAATTCAAGTCTGAAACGATCCTCTTCATCATCCAGGTTTATTACTTTTTCATCACAGTGTGTTTTGCCGGTACCATCCGGAAGCCTCATAGCACCGTATGCCTTTGCCTTATAACAGTTTTTTGAGATATAGGCGCCATATGTGTTGTTCGGATCAAATTGGATGCCAGCTGCAGCTGCAAGTTTCATAAGTAGCGGTTTAGCAGGGGAATATACATCGGAATAGATGTCTTTCCCAGTCTTGGGATCAGTTCCTGTTTTCACGCTTCCAACCTTAAATATGTCTCCGGAATTCTCAGATATATCAGCCTGTACTTCCATAACGGTGAATTTATAGAATGGATTAATCTGTGCCTCATTAGATACCGGCATCAGTAAGTTTACATTCTGGCCACTATATTTTTTTTGAATTTCAACTAAAGAATTACTTGTATTTGCCATTTTTCATACCTCCATATTGTTGATTTAAGTATTAAATCATGCTACAATATGAACATAGGGCGATTGCGTTAGCTTAGCGGGCGGCGCAATCTTTTTCTATGTTCATAAGCTCATTGTGGATCCTGCAAGCCTCAGAAAATCGGTTCTGATAAACTGTTTCCGATATAAGCATTGCCAGATACCATGGCTGACGCCTTTCCCCTTGTGCATCACCTTCCCTGCTGATTATCCAGTCGAGTTTGCGCCTTGCGTATTGCTCGGCTTTTTTCATTTCATCATCAGAAATACTGTCGCCAAGTTCAATTTCAGCAAGTGCTTTCAGGTTACTCAATCTTAACACCCCTTTTCTTCAGCTCATCAATCCAAAAAGCCTTAATTTCGTCTGAGCAGTGCGACATGGCATCTTTCCATGTGGGCCATCTGCCATGGTCATTAAAGAATTTATACTGATAAAACAGACTTTGCTGGTTGTGAGGCTGCTCTGGTTCATGTGCAACTGCACATTCAGGACAAGTTCCTGGAGCTGCCGGCATGAGAGCAAATGCCCCGAGATGTTTTCCCTTAATTAAATCCATTCTGGTTCCCCCTTCCTTATTTGGTTAAATAGCATCTTTGACACCCTGATTCGCATTCAGGATATCCCAACTCTTTTAAGCATTTTCCGTTCATCTTCTGAATTGATTTGTACTTATCTTCTCCATAATGTTTTAGCTGGTTTTCATGTGTTGCTAAAATAGCAGTGCCACCATAAGCTTGAATAATAAATCCGTATTTTTCCGCCAGCTTCATTACTTCACTCCAATGTATATCCATCTGTTCCGGCAACTGTTATGCCCTCCTCTCATGAGCACCTGTGTAATATAAATCCTCTTAACCCATCTTCAGCAGTCCTTCCTCTGCGGATATCTCCATTTGTCAGGACATACTCCTTATCACTGGTGTTATCAGGGATAAAAAATACCGGATGAACATTTACTATCAGAGCCTTTTTCCCTTTTCTTTTAACGAAGCGTATTGCTCTACCGCATATACTGCATTTTGTCAATGTATTTCACACCTCCTTTGCTTTTTAACTTCCTAAACTGAACTGTAATTGCCCAATATGTAGCCCCAAAAGCGGCTATAATCAGAATCCACTCACCTCCTACAGCAAAGTATCCTCTTTGGGCATAAGCTGCAGGTAATGCCCACAATGACACAAGCCACGCTGAAAATATTGATATACCTATCTTGATTGATACTGTGACAAGAAATGCCGCTGTCCTGGCAACTGCTTTCTTGAGTTGATGTATTTTCGTGGAGTACACCTTGGGCATATGTAACCTTCCTTTGGAATTACTTTTTGAATACTGACTTGCCATGTCCGTTGGCATTTGATACACCTTGCAACCATTCATTTTCTCTCCCCCTTTGATGCCATTTGGCGTATTTCTTCTTCTGTATACTCATCCATCAGTGCATAAATAAGAGCTGCAAATTCATTTTCATCAAGTCCTTGATTAATTGCTTTCCTGTATGCAATAACTGCATAGTTAATGGCCGTATTGTTATCCAACTTTTAGCCCCCTCTCTTTTTCCTTTTCTAAAATCTCCAGTGCCTCCCATGGGTAGCCTACTGTCTTGTAAACCTGGTTAATCCTATCAACTACATTCAAAATTTTCTCTATATCCTTTTGGATATGTGGAAGATCCATTTCATACTCTACATAAAGGACCAACTTACCCCGGTTTTCACAAAGTTCAAGTTCTGTTTGTGTGTTTTCAAAAATGTAGTCATAAAACTCAGGATCCACGTCGATGTCAAGCTCGATCTTTGCATTGAGTCTCCTTAGCATCAGTTTCAGCTCCTTTCTCTTTATCCTTGGAAGCTTCTTGAAGGTGCTTACTATAACAAACTCTTCCAAAGCCTAATTTCTGATACTTCGGGTTTTTCAATGTTCTACCGCACCTGCCACATTGCATTTATTTCACCTCCCCTATATAAAGGCCTGTCCTATTTAGAAACAGCCATTGCTTGCTCATGAGCGTTAATCTCATTCATGTCGCAATAGAACTTCTCGCAAAAGTACTTTTTGGGCACTTTCCCGGCTACTGTGATATATCCCTTTTTGCTAAGCTCCTTGTTGAGGTCCTGAATGATTTTATAAGCTTTTGATTTAGACACGCCAAGCAGTGCCATAATATCTTCAACCCGGTAAAATGCCATGTTCTTCGCCTCCTTACTTCAGATTTTTTTCTGCCCATAATCGCAGTTCTTGACTATACACAGTTATTTGTTCCAATGCCTGAAGTACCTCTTCAAGCTCAGGTTTCTCATGTTCTGATATAACCCCATCAGCAGCTATATCAATAAGCTTGTTCTTTATTTCATCAATAGAGCGAAATGCTGATAAAACTTTTATGGTCAATCGGTCGAGTTCTGCAATCTCTAGTTTGGGAACTGTGTCTTTTCCGATCGGACATTCATTGGTACAATAATGGTTTTTTATCTCCGGTGCATTATAGAGATCTGCCATTAAAACTACCTTATCCACAGGTACAACCTTTGTGTTCCCAAGCTCATAATCTGCAAGTGAAGAAACCGATACTCCAAGTAGTTCTGCCGCACCTTCTCTGCTGTTTAGCTTGTCATTATATTTTGCTGCCTCTTTTCTACAGCGACAGTAGATATTATCCAATGCTTTTGTAGGGTTGGTTCCCATTTATCTCACCTGCCTTTTGATTTAGAATATTTCACAAGAACATATTCCTATTGAGATACTTCATCTGCAAAAAAAATTTCTTCAATAGGAAGCTTAAAGTAATCAGCTATTTTCTTTGCTTCAGCTAATGTAAACTTTACGCTCCCTACTTCTTTTTTGTAGTATGCAGCTTTTGTTTCTAGGCCAAGAATTTCAGCCATTGTTTCTGCAGATATACCTTTTTGGTTTCTGAGGTTTCTTAGCTTTTCAAACATTACATAGCCTCCTTTAACAGTGTCTTATTGGGATACTTTAATTATAGTATCCTATTAGGAATATGTCAATAGTTTTTTTATAAATAGTATCTGATTAGGACACAATTGTATAATTTCCTAATCAGATACTATATAATTCTGCTTGAGGTGGTGAATATGAATAGAATTAAGCAATTAAGAGAGGAAAAAGGTTGGACACAAGAGGATTTAGGTCATAGATTAAAGGTTCAAAAATCAGCAGTGTCAAAATATGAAACAGGTAGAGTTCCTTTAACAGATGAGACTATAAAGAAACTTGTAGAAATATTTGATGAGAGTGCCGACTATATACTTGGTCTTAGTAATGTCAGAAAGGATAAGAAATATACGGCAAAACTCACTGAAAAAGATATTGCAAAGATAAAAGAGGAATCTAACCGAATTAAAGCCCTTATGTTGACATCCTTAGGGATGGCTTTTGATGGCGAAATCGATGATGAGGAAACCTTGGCGAAGGTTATGGCTGCACTAGAGGAGGGTATGATGTTGGCAAAAAAAGAAGCAAAGGAAAAATACACTCCAAAAAAACATAGGAAATAGGAGCTATTTCCACTATGCAGGATATTAAAAGTGTTGTTGAAAAGATTAAAAGGAAATATAAAACATCTGAGCCTTTTGAGTTGTGCAGTTTAATGGGAATCACGGTATTATACAGCGACCTTGGAAGTATACGCGGAATATATCAGTATAAATATAAAAAACGAATGATCCATATAAACTGCAATCTTGACTCATACCTTAAACGCCAAGTGTGTGCCCACGAATTAGGCCATGCCGTATTACATCGAAAAACCAATACCGTATTCCTTGATGCCTTTACATATTTGCCAGTAGAAAAAGTCGAAATAGAAGCCAATATATTTGCCGCTGAGTTACTTATAGGTGATATTGATCCTAAACACTATGAAGGATATTGCCTTAGCCAGGTAGCCTCGTGTTTGGAGGTATCTGAAAAAATGATGGAATATAAGGTGAAATATTTGCTTGATAAGGAGGGTTAAAAATGAAAACATCTATTACAAAAAACAAGTGGTTTTGGGTAGTTCTTGTTGTAGTTGTTTTTGCAGCATTGGGAAATATTTTAGGTTTGTATGACAAAGGCACACCCGTTAAAGAAATTTTAACTACACAAATAGATGAACCATCGGATAACACCATTGCTTACGAAGTGGTCACCAGCGAAGATTATGGTGTAGGATTAAAAAATCATTCTTTTAGGGTAATTGTTGATGAAAAAGCTACAGATGAACAACTTCTCTGGGTATATTCTCAGTTAAATAATAGTAAATATGAAGAAGTTACAATATGGTTTTATAAGAGCAAATCGTCTATAGAAAATGGAGTATATGATGTGGCAATGGTCGAGAGAAAAGGGACAGCCTACCCAACAATAACAAGATAAGCCATGCTTCAAGGGTACTTAAAAAAGTATATAGATCCTTTAATCGCTCTTAAAGAGCTTTTAAGTTATCCTTTGTGTAATTTTGTCCATGAATTTTTTACTTACACAAGAAATTATGAGTCCGGATTAGATTTTGCTGATTACTGCTATAGCATTTTAGAAATTAACAAAGACAAGCTTACCGATAAAGAATTTGAGCAATTTGACAAACTTTTAATAACATTAAGGCTTTCTATGCTCGACTACCTTAACCGTTGGGGAGAATACATATCATACTATGAAAATATTCTCTCAACAAAGAATTACCTGCTTACATATGACAAAAGCAGAAACGATCCTGATTTCAACAAATATGTTGTCTATGAAGATGAAAGGTATAAGTATGTTCATTTCCTTTATGCAGTAAGCCATAGATATGAAATCATCAAAAGGAAATTTAATAAATGGCTTAATGGAAAAAATGTAGAACATTTGAAGCGTCACCAGCAGGACAGACTTTCTGATACTGAACTACAAGAAAGGATTGAATCAATATTCGCTCGACTTGATATGTATTTACGTAGAAGTCAGAATGATAAATAACCAAAACCCCGCCCTATATAGGGGTGGGGTTATTCTGCAAAATGGGGTGTTATTATGCCTGTATATAAAGATGAAAAACGTGGCACTTGGTATGCAAGTTTTTATTATACAGACTGGACCGGTACACGTAAACTTAAAAAGAAAAGAGGATTTACCAAGCAAAAAGATGCTAAGGATTATGAGCGAGAATTCCTTAATAAATCCAAACAAAGCTGCGATATGTCATTTGAAAGCCTTGTGCAACTTTATTTAGAAGATGTATCTGCCCGTTTAAAAGGAAGCACTATGGATACAAAGAAAAATATTATTGATACCCATATCCTCCCCTTTTTCAAAAAGTTGCCTTTGAATAAGATTGAGGCAACTCATGTTAGAAAATGGCAAAACAAGCTTATAACAAATGAAAATGATTATTCACCTACTTATCTCAAAACGATAAATAATCAATTAAGTGCCATTTTTAACTATGCAGTAAAATACTATAAGCTACCCGAAAATCCTGTTCGTAAAGCTGGCAGTATAGGAAAGAAAAAAGCAGATGAAATGGAGATTTGGACCGTTAATGAATTTGAGCAATTTATTAAAGTAGTTGATAAACCAGCCATAAAGCTAGCTTTCGAAATAATGTTTTGGACAGGATTGCGAGTCGGAGAAACAATAGCCCTCACACCTAAAGATATTTGGGATACTAAGATTATAGATGTGAATAAAACTGCATCTCGCAAAAATGGTGAGGACCGCATTTATGATCCTAAAACCACAAAGAGTGCCCGTAAAGTACCGATACCGGATTTCCTTTATAATGAAATTCAGGAGTATCTTAATTCATTGTATGAAATCAAAGATACTGATAAAGTTTTCTATTTTACTAAAACTACTCTCAACAAGAATTTAGATAGCTTTGCAAAGATAGCCTGCGTAAAAAGGATAAGGGTTCATGACTTGCGCCATTCTCACGCTTCATTACTGATAGAAATGGGCCAGCCAATACTTCTTATTTCAGAACGCCTAGGACATGAAAGTGTGCAGACTACTATGGAAACATATGCACATCTTTATCCTAATAAAGGAATCCAGTTAGCTGAGGAATTACAAAAATTAAGAAATGTAGAATCCCAATGCCAAAATAATGCCACAAGTGAAAACGAAACCCCGAAATCCCTTGAAGAATAGGGGTTTTCGGGGTTTTTATTCATCATTCCCA